CGGCTAATTGTCCCGTATCAACCGCCTTCTTGCCTGCGGCACGACCTGCTGCTACTTGATGTTCATGCGTCCGCAGGTTGGCTAATTGTCCGCTCTCAACATTTTTACGGCCTTGAACGCGTCCATTTTCAATATTCTTTGGGCCTTGAAGCCGTCCCAGCCGTTGTATATGACCGCTTTCTACTGCTTTACGGCCGCTTAGGCGTCTACTTAATTTTTGATTTTGGGTTTCGGGAGTTCTTCGGGCTAGTTCTCTAATCCTAGCTAAGTGTCCGTTTTCAGCGTTTTTGCGACCAAACACCCGACTTATTTCGATTTGAGCTACCTGACCTCGCCTGTAAATTTCGGCATAGCGGGGCAACTCGTCTTCGCTGATTTGGGTTGCATGCTTCATTCCAACCATGAGGAAGAACGCTTGTTGAAACGGGATACAAGTTGGGGCGCATAACGCGAGCCAGTAATGGGCCTTAAGGTGATTTTCAGTGGTTAAGCGGATCAGATTACTGGGGGTTTTAGAGAACTCTGGAAACTCCTTTTTGGGGAGGATGTGGTGTTTATGGCCCCCATTTTGTAGTGGGGGTAGGGATTCAATGAAGGCGAAGTAGGGGGTGAAATCCGTATTCGGACACCGAACGGATAACGTCTTACGCAAAGCAGCGTAGATGATCATATCGCCTCAATTAAGCTGGACACACGTCCAAGCTGGGCTTGACCTGTGATTGGGGTCAACCCCTACCTAAAGGAGCAAAAGCGTAATTTCTTCTAGCTGAATTCCCCGGCCCCGCTGTATACTATGGTCATGAAGGCACTAGGAACGTTCATGAAGCCCAGCTATTGGGATGTCCTCTGGGAAGGGCGCACGGTCCTGTACACGCTTCTGGTCATCCTCTGCTTTCAACCGAGCGCGGTGGGATGCTTTTTCGCTTGGCTCATAATCGCCGCCGTCCGGCACGAGGCGAGATAGGGAGCGACATGACCAAGTTCCTCAATCGCTTCCTCGGGCGCTGTTTCACGCCGGAGGGCAGCCGTACCCTCAACCGTTGGGGCTGGCTGTTCCTTTGCGCCTGCCTCGTCCTCGACCTGTATGTGAACAATTGGGTCATCGGTTTGATCCTGCGGGCGAGCCGATGAGGAGTGAATAAAGCGCAAATAAACCGCTTTTTGGAGATCATAATGCTCTTTTTTCTTCAACAACCGGAAACCTTTTGGACGCTGCTCCACGACAAGGCCCATTGGGAATTCGAGATATTCCTGATGCTGCTCTTCGACGGCATCATCGGAGCCCTATTGTGGCCTTTCATCAAGAGGCACTGGAACCACCACATCGACCGGGACAAGAAAGAAGGAAACGCGTAGCGGTCATAAGCTTTGCGATTCGGCATCGAAAGAGAGGATTCAGAATAAACTGCACCAGATGCGAGGGGACGGGATTCCTGAATGCGGAGCAAATCCCGCAGCAGATTCAGGAGGGCGGCGCGGAAGTGATGCGCCATTGGTGCGCGGTCAACAAGACAGACGCGCAAGTCTGCGACTGCTGCGGCGACGGCGACGGACGGTACGGCGAGCCGGGCCAGCACCATACCTCCATCGACCCCGTGGGCAAGGACGGCCCCTATGCCTACAACGGCGGCCTGTGCGAATGCCATTGAAATTCGGGGCGTTTGGGGTATTATAGGGATGGAGGCTCCACATGGCACCCTTCAAGTTTTTCAAGGTAAAGAAGGAAAGGGGCGGCAAGACGTTCCACGTGTGCGTCGCCCGAGCCGGGGCGAACGGCACGGGGCGGACCCTGCCGTACCTCTGCGGCTTCTGCAAGGACAAGGACGGGAAGCCCACGATGGCGTTCCGCTCCAAGAAAGAGCGCCGCAGGCACGCCAACACGTGCCCGAGATGATGCAACGGGAGATGAAAAGCCATGGCAAGAGCCGAACAGCGGCAAGCTAAGGACGATTCGTTCCCGACGCCGGAAGCGAAGATCAAGGAGTTGCGGAAACAGCGGGACCCGAAGCTGGGGCAGATCGCCGTGAATCGGTATGACTTCATCGACGCTTTAATCGAGGCATTCGATGAAAATCCGGCGGACCTGAAGAGAACAAAAGATGAACTCCGGCGGGTCAGCGATGAACGCGCCCAGATGTATCTCAACAACCAAGAGCTTGAAGCCAGCATAAAGGCGGTTCATGATAGAAACGTCGAGTTGGCGGCAGAGAATGAGTCTCTTCGTGGACAAATAACCGTGGTGGTAAATCAAACATTGCCGCCAAAAGAGGAGACCGGAGGAGACCCTCCGTTTTAGAGATTCCTGACGCGGGCGCATGGGAAACTCGTGTCTCAGCTTACGCTGAGGGCGAACTGACGGCGGCTACGTGCTGCCGAACTGATACCGCAACCGCTAGGGATAGGGGAGAGAACTCACGTGCCTCTCCCCGGCGCTTTTATGAACCTGGCGTTTTCTTCCGCCGCCCTCGACCCCATGATCGGCACGCCGCTCGGCCCGGAGGAAGCCCGCTCTGGCACTTGGACCACCTTGCGATACGCGAAGAAGAAAAAGAAGCCCTGTGATATAATCTATCCGAGGACGCCATGAACAGAGCCGGCATGATCCGGATGATGATTTCCCTTCACAAAAAGGTTGATGCCGGAGCCTTATCTGACGCCGGATGGCGGGAATACCAAGAAGAGCGACGCGTTATGGAAGCCGAACTGAAGAAACAGGAAAAGCGGTGGTGGAGACGGTGATGAACAAATGGCTGAAGCGATTCACCGCCGCCATGCGGGATCACGCCGCGCTGAAGACGATGACCAAGGACGCGCCCGCTGGCGCGTGGCCGCCGGAATACAGGGAACTGGCGGAAAAAATCCACGCCATGGGGCGGGACCACTTCAACATCGACATCATCGTGGAGATGAATGAAGAGGAAAAACGGGAAGAGACCCCGCTTGAGGAAGCCTACCGCGCCATGTGCAAGATGCAGGCGATGTTCCCCCATTGCCCGTTCTGCGGCCGGAAGTTCCCCGGCCATTGCCAAGACACATGCATCATAGTCCGGACCTATGCTGCGATCCGCAAAGAACAAGAGTAGCTAAAACCCCCTGCTCCGCTGTATACTGGTATTGTGACTTCAGGAGGTCCGGGCATGAAGCGTCCGAGGAAAGATGGACTTTGCACCATCTGTCATGAGCGCCCTGCTTTGTTCAAACGCAGGGGCGTGGTCAAGCGGGACAGGGACCACAATGTCTGCTTGCAATGCTTCAGGTCGCTCGACAACCGGAATCGTGCGATGCTGATCGCCGGAGAGGAAAATGGAGAAGCTGAGCATACTGATCTGGGACGATCCGATGCTGTCCAAGGTCTGCGAGAAGCTGGACGATAACGAGTTCGGCCCCCAACTGGAGCTATTCGGTCGGCAGCTTATCGCCACCATGAACGGCAAGACCGGCATCGGTCTCGCCGCCTGTCAAGTCGGTACGTTGAAACGCATGTTCGTGATGCGGTTTCCCGACCACGAGAAATTGCCTTCGATAGCGGTTTGCAACCCGACGCTGGTCCTTAGCGGGCCGACGCTTCAGGAACGTGAAGGATGTCTCTCGTTGCCGGGGATATATATTCCGGTTGACCGTTCAGAAAACGCAACGATGCAGTATCGCGACCCCCTCGGGAAGATGGAGGAACTGATACTCGACAAGTGGGATGCTCGCGTAGCGCAGCATGAATTTGATCACATCAACGGGATATTTTTTCTGAGTCGAGTATCTCGTCAAGTACGCAGGGCGGCTTTGCGGGAATGGGCCGAAGTCAAAGACAAGTACGCGATAGGGGCATGAGTGGCTGATTACACGGAGCAGCGGTTCGACTACTCGGGCGGCCGGGCAGATGCGCCGGAGTTGATATGCGGCGATTGCGGCGAGACCGACCGGGGCAAGTTCTACGGCTGGGCCCTGAAAGAGGGCGATTTCCCGCGCCTGTGCAAAGCTTGCGGGATCAAGCGGGCGAAGACGATGTACGTCCGCTACAGGGCGTGGGAAGACCGCTACAGGGAATGGGCGAAAACGCGAGAAGGAGACCTATGATGCAAAGCGTGGCGACGGGCGTTTACAAGGCCGAGGGGCAGCCGGACATCGTCGTGCTCTACGGCGGCGAAATCAAGGACGATCCCAAGCATACCGGACCTTGGATTCAATGGCGGTTCCCGTGGGAGACCGATGTCGATTACACAACCACGCTGGTCTTCCAGTTCGAATCCATACTCGGTGCAGTCGGGTACGAACTGAAAGAGCCTCGGGAATCCATCGGGATGCAGTTCAAATGAGCAGACGGGTCGGGCGATACTCTTGCCACGGATGGGTCGGTCCGAACCACTACTGGGTCGGCCATGCGTTTCCTAGCTGGCTGAAATACTGCCTATGAAAGAATTTTTGCGTGGAATCCTGTTCGTCATTTGTGTATACTTCGGATGGGACGAGTTCAAGGCGGAAGAGGGCACGTTCTGGTTCCGTTTCCTGGACTGGGTGTACGGGGGCGAGGCGGAGCCGGAGTTCGATAGCTGGTTCCCGGAGGACGACGATGAGGGGAAAAATAACGGTTGAGATTTCCAACATCACCGAGGCGCAGGCGCAGGAATTCGCCCGCCTGTTCGGCTGGATGAATGTCCTCGGCGAAAGCGGAAGTTCCCGTGGAGCCCGGATCAGCTACGATGGCGATGGCGGGGCTCGGGCGGTCATCCGGGTGGACGGCGAGGAGCCGACGTTCGAAGGCAAACTCGATTGTTGGAATAATCAATTCCTTTTTGATTAGAGGCCCATGGATTACCTAGATACCAGATATCTCGACCTGAGGCCCCCCCCCTTCTGCCCGGCGTGCAGGAAAATCGTCGGGATACGGTGGGCGAGAAACGAAACGGCGAAATGCCAGAACCGCGGGCACAAAGACATGATGCATGTCTTTTACGCCCACCCCCGCACATACAGGAAATTGGGGTATAGCTGGATGGCCAAGATCGCGGGAGAAGAGGATTAGGGAGACCAAGATGACGACAAGCGACCAATCGATCCAGTTCTATTACATCCTGTCGCTGAAACACTCCAAGGGCAGCGACGCCCTGCTGTGGTGGGGACCGCGGGATTGTGGGTACACGATCGCGCTGGACAAGGCGGGGAAATACTCGCAAGAAACGATTGAAGCACATCCCAGCTACTACAACGACCTGCGGAACACCATGGCGGTCAAGTGCGAGGACGCCGAGGCGCTGGCGCACAGGATTCTGGGCCGGGAAGCGTTCTTCCAGCTTGCCCGGCTGTACCACGTCGAACACCCCGAGACGCTGCTGTATCAGGAAGAGACACAACATATAGCCACTTCAGATAGGGCCTAACCCGTTTCGGCATTAGGCCCCAAAGGGCCGGGGCCGAATGGTTCTCTTAAAAGATATTCTTTCGTTAGACGAACTGGAAAAAGACATCCAAGAAGGCTTGATCAACGTTCAAACGCATCCCAACCTGCCTCTTAGGATTTTCAACTACTCACACAGGGCGGCATCTGCGGATGTCTGGTCCCGCTCGATGTCGCTGTGCCGCGGGCTCATCGTTGATAACGACAATGTAGTCGTGGCCCGCCCGTTCCAGAAATTCTGGAATTATGCCGATCCGAGGCACCCGGAGACGATGCCCGACAACCCGCCTCCGTTCCTCCCAGAAATGACGGTCAAGCAGGACGGCAGCCTGCTGATCGGGTTCAAATACGGCGGACAAGTCGGCGTCGCCACCCGCGGAAGCTTCGCATCCGAGCAAGCCAAGTGGGCGAGCGATTGGATAAGAACCAATTCGCCCGGCCTGTCTTGGCCGGACGGATGCACGCCGCTCTGGGAAATGATCGCTGCATTCAACCAGATAGTGGTCAGTTACGAAGGCTGGGAGGGAATAATCGCCCTAGCCTTGGTGAACAATGCCACAGGAGAAGAGACGGATCGTGCCACGCTTGAGGCGTGGGCAGCGTCACAGGGAATCCCTGTGACTCCGTTGGTGAACAAGACACTGGAGACATGCAGCGCGGAGGATTTGCCGAATTTCGAGGGATATGTGGCGGCGTGGCGGACAGCGGGCAAGCCGCCGCTGCGGGCCAAGCTCAAGCAGGAAACCTATTTGATGCTCCATCGCATTTTGACCGGGCTCAATCCGAAGGCTGTCTGGGAGATGCTGTCGGCCGGGCAGCAGGACAAGATCGATGCGCTTTTCGCCGACGAGAAAATTCCAGAGAGCTTCAAGGCTTGGCTCTCGGGCTGGGCGACCCAGCTTCGGGACCGGTACGCCGGGATCGAGGCGGAAGCGAAAACGGTATTCGCGGGAAAGCCCGGCGGGACCCGGAAGGATGATGCGTTGTACTTCCAGAAGACCCCGCATCTGAAGGCTATTTTGTTCCTCATGTTCGACGGAAAGTCATACGACTCAACTGTTTGGGGCATGATCAAGCCGCGCGCCACGGACACGTTCAAGCAAGACGAGTAGCTGAAATTCCCCCAACCGCTGTATACTATGGGTGGAGGAGAAAACACCATATGGAACTGTTGGTGATACTCGCTTTCTTGTTTTTACTTTGTTTTCTTTCACGAGGCAAATTGAAAGAGAAGGAAATAACTATGAACAACTCAAACTTACCGCCGCAAGGAGTGCTTCCCAATCCAAAAGGCCCCGGACCTACGGGTGTTGGGGGTTGGTTAGCTTTCAGAATTTTGATATATCTAGTTTATATGCCCCTCGCAGCTATTTATTACGCCTCTCAGAGTCCAATTCCGGTTGTCATTGGTCTTGAGGTTGTTTTTACTTGCTGGTTTGTTGTAGCTGGCGTTTTACTCTGGCGTCTTGACGCTCTTGGGGTAAAATTCGCAAAGATAGGAGAAGCCGCAAACATCGTGATTGGACTTCTTTGTCTTTTTGCGGACCCAGCAGTGGGCCTTCAGTGCATCGTCGGGGGAAGCATTTGGCTCGCATATTTCTTTGTGTCAAAGCGGGTCAAGGATACCTATTTCCCCCAACGGGGGGCGTCCTGATGTTCCACCTAACATTCGCCATCTTCACCTTAGCTGGCATCTACCTCTGGACCAAGCAGCACAAGGGGTGGGCGGTCGTTTGCTTTGTGCTCGCCCTTTTGATTCTGCTATAGGAGGAGAGCAATGGGACGCCACAAGGGCATACGCAACCGCCGCACGTTCCGCCAGAGCCAGCATGTGACGTACAAGGGGGAGCGGGCGATAGTGATCAACAGCACTTCCTTGTGGCTCCTGAGGAAAATCGTCATCAGCACCAGGGCAGGAACGAGGCTCGAAGTATTCGAAAACGATCCGGATTTGGTCAAAGGATGGAAACGATGACGGCATTGGACGCAGCCACCGAAGTAGTGAAGACGTTGCAAAAGTACGGCTATGAAGCCTATTTCGTTGGCGGTTGTGTCCGCGATCTGCTTCTCGGGCGACAAGTTCGAGACTACGATATTTGCACCAATGTCACACCGGATGAAATCGAGGGACTGTTTCCCCGGACGATCCCCCTCGGGAAATCATTCGGCGTCATGGTAGTGCTGGTTCCCAACGAAGACAACACCGCCGACTATCAAATCGAGGTATCTACATTTCGTAGCGATGGGGTTTATAGCGACAATCGCCGTCCCGATAGCGTGAGCTACAGCACCAGTGTGCGGGAAGACGTGCAGCGGCGCGATTTCACGATCAACGGACTGCTGCTCCGCAATATTGGGCTGCCCCACACCCATGACGCTGTGGATGCAGATGTGGTGGATTATGTGGGCGGCTTAGCCGACCTGAACGCCAAAGTGATCCGCTGCATCGGTGCTCCACTGGACCGCTTCACCGAGGACGCGCTCCGCATGCTCCGTGCGGTGCGCTTCGCCGCTCAGTTAGATTTTGAAATCGATCCGGGAACCTTGAAGGCAATCGAAGACAAGGCTCCAACGATCAAGAAAATTAGCAAGGAACGCGTCGCTGTTGAACTTTTGAAATTGGTGTCCGCACCTGTACCCGTAAGGGGACTGGTGCCGCTGGTGACGACCGGACTGATGAACCACCTCTTCCCCACGGTGCTTTACGGGGGGAATTTCGCTCGCACGCTCCAGCGGTTCGCCCGCTTTGCTCCTGTGGGCGATCCGTTGAGGGGCATGGCGATGCTGTTGACCGACTCCGGTGACGAGATAGCCTACGATGTATGCACCGAACTCAAGCTTTCCAATGACCAGAAGGACGTGATCGAAGGGGCCGTCCGGTGCCAGAACAACATCAATCTCATTGACCAATACACGCTGGCGGACATGAAGAAACTGGCGCGCAGGCCGGGCATCAATATTGCCCTCGATCTGTATGAGCAGGGGTACTTATTTGGCGGCGACGCCAGCGAGATGCCGGAGAATCTCCGGGTGTTTTTTGCCCGGATGCGCGGTTTCACGCCCGAAGATATCAATCCGAAGCCCTTGGTGACGGGCGACAACTTGATTGCCCTTGGCCTCAATCCCGGACCGATTTTCACCAAGCTTCTCGGCGCTCTCGAAACCGAGCAGCTTAACGGCACGATGACAACACCCGCTACGGCCCTGAGATTCGTTCAGGAGCTTGTGGCACAGGAAAAAACCAATGCCTGAATCCCGCTTTCAAACCGTCGTGTTCCTGCATGACCGCGATGACCATCCCGATGGTCATGTGGGAGAACTTGCTCGTATCCTCGGCGAAAGCCATCCCAACGTCCGTTTCCTGCGGCCTCCGCTGCCTGTTTGCGACTTTCAACCAATGTCTACCGCGCTGATGCCGATGTTTGTCCCAAACTCCTTGCTGGTGGGGATCGGGACGGGCGGTCTCACCGCCATAGCGGTGCAGGAGCGGTTCCCGGCCCTCAACTTGTCGGCGTTCGCCATCAATCCGCCTCCGGCGCAAGGTGATTTGACATACCTATGGACCACGGCGGCGGCCTATTCCTTGGAGCGGGTTGTTCTGTATTCCAGCCAATACGAGCCCCTGAGGGGCAAGCAGCCGGAGCTATGGTCCAAGTACTGCGATCTTGTTTTCGACGTTCCCTGGCTCTCTGGAGGCGTCCAGGAGGCATTCTACTCAACGTCCTACCTGATCTCGGCGTTCATGCGGGGGCTAAGTATGCCGAAGGAAGTCGCAGCCATCAGCATGCCGTCCCCTCAGGATTAGGTGCTTGTGAACGGCTGTTGGGTCTGGTAGAATACTTGCAGAAAGCGGAGTACAACACGGCAATCCCGCTGGCGGAGGAATAGGACGCCATGACGTTAGAGGAAAAAGTCGAACAGATTATCATCAGGAATATTGAGCTCGAAAAAGAAGAAGCGGTTTCCGCCGCCCGCATCGTGGATGATCTTGGGGCGGATTCCCTCGATATTATGGGAATCGCTTGGGACCTTGAGGAGGAATTCCCGATCGGGGAAATATCCGACGAGGACATGGAAAGGCTGGACACCGTGCGGGACATTATCGATTATGTGAGGGAAAGACTTTGACACTCCACGCCAAACTCAGCTACGCCAAGAGCGCCCTGCGCCTCGCGGGATACGCCACGCTCCTGTGGAGCCTGCTTGCCGGGGCGCTGGTCCTGATCTTCTCGGAACTCATCGGAATCGCCGAGGAAGCATGGCCCGGCGCGTACGAGGGCACGGAGACCGATGCAAAAACCGACGCGAGAATGCGAGCACAGAACATATTAAAAGCGCTCCCCCTCTCCGACAAGCAAAGCGAACTCTATGGGCGTGGCATAACCGCAATGAATGAAGAGGCGCTGGAGCGTACCACCAGCAAATTCGAATCGACTCTTTTGTGCACATCGGGAACTCTCGCCGCCGCCCAAGAGTTGCTAGTCGAGTGCCCGTTCTGCGGCGAGGAGACGGTTCCGCTGCGAAACGACATGGGGCTGGAGTGCGGAAAATGCTACCGCCAACTGCCGCCCGACCAGGGAGACGATGGAAAATGAAGACCCTGTCTGATCTTGTCACGCTCTGTTACCACCGGGAGGATGGCATTTTCTGCTGGGGCGGGTACCTGCATTATTCGGCCAAGCCCCACAATCCGGTCATAATCGACAACCAGAAGGTTCTCTGCCCCGTGTGCAAGGGAAGCGGGCAGATTGTCACGGAGGCGGGGGAGAACCTGCTGAGCTTCATCGAGATGTACGCCCGGCCCCTGGTGCGCAAGATTGTCGAAGAGGTTCTTCAGGGGCGCGGATGACGGAGCAGAACCAGAAGCCGAAATGCCAAGAGATGTGCTACTGCGGAATCCTTTGTGGCCAGACGGGCGAGCACGCGATGCATGAATGTCGAGAATGCAACCGTGAGAGACAAAGCCGGATTCCGAAATTGGAAAAACCAGTGTTCGATCCTAGTACGGACATCGAAGAAGGATTCGCGGACGACAGGATTTGCGCATCCTGCGATGGCACGGGTGAAGTTGATGGAAGGCTATGCAGAGATTGTGGAGGCCGGGTTTATAAATAACTTCGTAAGTATACCGCCAACCCCTCCAACTTCACTGGATTATCATGGACATTGCCTAAAGTTGCATTGCACGGATTGCAAAGCAGTCCCCGTTGGCACTTTTTGCAGCTTTTTAATCCCAAACAGCATTCATGATTGTGATCAAAACACCATTCTTTTAATGTAGGAGAAGGTTTATCCGTACGAAAGTCACAAGCAGGGTTGGCACATTTGAATCCCTGCGCCACAAGCAAATTGTATTTTTCTTCCAAAGAATGTCCGTGATGGTACAAACAGGCCCGATTGGCAAGCTTAACTTTTCCCCGCTTACGCTTCCATTTAGCATGAGATTTTCTGGCGCTTTCTTTTTGTTGGAGGGGCATCTTTGAGTATCGAGACCCACCTTCTGCTTGTGTGTTTTTGTACAATTCACGTGTCTTACATCCGCAGCTTTTGGTTTTTCCATGCCGAAGTTCACCGCTTCTGACCTCTCGAACTTTTCCACATTGACATTGACAGAGCCATTTTTTGTCCCCTGTATACCTCATCACTGTCCAGTATCCAAATGTTTGTCCACCAAGCTCAATTCTCAACATTTTGAACCTCCAATCAAAGGTGTTCATAGTCAAGTAAAGGTGGACATACAACGGCCTAGCCAAAATTCCCAAGCCACTGTATACTAGGGGCATGGAACGCTTCATCATCGTCGGCGAGAAAGCGCAATGCAAGACTTGCTTCGTTTTCTTCACGCCCGGCTCCGGCTACCACAAGCGCTGCGAGCAGCGCACCGATTTCCCCCCACAGTCCAAGCACGATCCGCATGCGTTCTGCTCCGAGGCTTGCGAGCAAAAAGCCATCGGCGAAGTCCGTCAAGGCCGAATCGAATTCCAGCGCATCATGGAGGCCGCGTGAACAAAACCACGGAAATCACCAGAATGCATTTCAAAGGCAAGTTGCATTTCGTCATCCTGCCGACAAGCGTTCCGGACGCATTCAATCGCATCTACAAGGCGCTCGCGGAGCACGACTTCAAGGGTGCTATTCTTGTGCCTGACGATTTGGTCGTCCCCTCCACGGAGGCATCATGAGCGTACTCAACGCCAAAAGAAAGCTGAATGCCCGTTCTGCGCGGGACCAGCGGAGCCTGTACGAACAGTTTCTCTCCGTCTACCAGCTTGCCAACATCAACGGGCACTACGACGCCGCCGACCGGATTCTGAACGACGGCATCAAGCCGATTCAAGCCAAAGAGCAGCGGTCCAAGCGGATTGAAGCGCGCACCGCACGCCTCACCGAGGAGCCAAGGAAAGGAAATTCCTAATGCAGACCGATTTTGCTTTCCGCCTGAACAGCACGTTCATCCCCGAGATTAATGTTCAGCGCAGCCCGGCTGGCGAGCTACAGATCGCCGTCCGCGACCCCGAGGTCGGCTGGTTCGCCATCGAAGACAGCCCGGACTTCGTATTAGAATACCGTGACGAGACTTCGTGGCAACTGCTTCCTCTGGACCTTCGCCGGGCTTCGACCGACAAGGGCTGGAACCGGGCGACGCCACGGGAGCTAATCGGAGTTCTGTGGGCCGCAGGGATCGTCCAGTGAAAATCGAATTTCGGGACCACTCTTAGGAGACTACCACAGCGATGCCTGACTTTGACGACGAACCGCTTGAGGACGAAGAAGTCGAAATCCCCGAAGAAGAGGACGATCTTGAGGAGTTGGAAATAAAGGACGGACATATAGTAAGGGGCCGTCGCAGACGCCTTTATCCAGACAATGAGTCCGAATTCGACTCCGATTCTTAAATGTTGTATTTGTCTCCCTTGCTCCTGTTGTCGTATTTGGTTAGGGGCTGAAGGTTGCCAAGGTTCCACGCTTCCCCAAACGAGGCGCAACATGCCAGCGGCTTAACATGGTCTACTTCCCAGTAGGAACCGTAGTTTTCCCAAGACATGCCATCAGCAAACCGCAACTCAAGGTGGCGTTTCAACTCCCCAAGCGTAAAACCCACCAAGAATTCCCAGTGGCGGCCTTCCTTGGATTTTTTGAGGCTCTCCCAAACAGATTTGCGAGTATTTTTGTTCAGACGAAAGAGCGGATTCGACTTGTTTTTGTGGTAGTATCTGCGTCCGATTTCTTTTCTTAGTTCTGGGTTGTCAAGGTTCCATTGCCTGCGCTGTTCTGTTTTGTTCTGCCATTTTCTGTTGCTTTCCTTTACTTTCTCTGGATTGCGTTCCCTGTAAGCTTTCTTTGCTTGGCTGACCCGCTCTTTGTTGTTGTTTTTCCATTCTTTGTCACACATACAGCAGTGTGCCGCTTCGGTGTATCTTTTACTTATGTGTCCGTTTCTGCACGCACGCCCTGTGTAGTAAAAAGACGAATCGGCTGCTTTTGCTTCTTTTCTCGTTTTTGGCAAATTTTCAAACATCGTAATCCTCTAATTGAAGTTACGATAGTTGTTAAACGTGGACGAGCGCGGACATGTCCGCCTACGCTCCTCAAAACGTCGGCGACACGAGGATGAAGACGAGTTCGGATACAACGACGAATAACGCGACCTATATTTAGCCAAAACCCTCAAGGCGCTGTATAATAGGAGTAGGAGAACACCATGTGCAACATCGGAGACCCCGTCCGTATGGTAGTGGTCGAGCCGCTGGCGATACCCGCCCCCGTGCCCGGAACGCAGCCCGAACTTGAGCCCGAGCCAGCGCTGGTGCCAGTGGAAGCTCAGGAGCCAATCCTTGAGGAAGTCCCGCCCAAAACAACCCGCTAGTTTCAGCCACACTATGCTGGGGCGTTGGGATGACAAAAGCATGCCCGAGCCATTAGGCGGCGCTCCGGATTTCATGGAGCCCCTGTGTGCCTACCGGGCTTGGAAGTTCGAAGGCGACAAGCTGCTGTCGCTTAACGGCGTCGAGTGGACGCCTGGCGAAGCCCATGTCGCCACCTGCAACAGAGGCCTTGTCACGTCAAGTGGGATGTGCGGACCCAGATTCGGTCACACGGCTCCCGACCCCACTTGCACCTGCGGCATCTACGCCGGAAAAAATCTTGAGCATCTTGTCGAGATCAATTATGCCCAGATGGGCATCCACGGCGAAGTCGATCTGTGGGGCAATGTGCTGGAATGCGAGCTCGGCTACCGTGCGCAGTACGCCTACCCCCGGTATTTCGTCGTTCCGCCTTGGCTGCTTTTCGATCTCCATGAAGCGGAATTCAAGCTCGCCATCCTCAGCCAGTTCAACGTCGATATTTATGTCGCCGGGGAGCAGCGTGTCAGCCGGGACATGAAAAAAATCATGCTCAAGCCCAAGGGCGAGTCTATATTCGATCCTGAAGGTGTAAACCAGCTTACAGCCAACGTGCAGCAGGTCTATGAAGCGATGAAGCGCCGGGCAAGCCGGGAGCCTGAGGTCGGCGAGCGTTTGCACATCAGGGGCAAAGGCATCAGCGTCATCACCGCCGTCAATGCCGACACCGCGGTCGCCATGCTGTTCAACACCACGGTCTGCACGGTGCCCCGCTCGGACGTGCGCTGGAACATCGACAACTTCCGCTTCGAATGCGATCCTTCTTCTTTTTGCATAAGGTCCGCCCGCTGAGTATTACTTAGCGGGGGCGATGGTGCTTGATGGGCGTTGACGAAACCATCGAACGGCTGGGGCTGGAAGTCGGGGAAAGCCAGAAAGCCGCGTGCCGGGCCTTGGAGGCGCAGGGATTGCGGTTCTGCATCGACTTCGGGTACGAGAACGCGGAGCGTATCTGGAACGGCCTCAATGCCTTCTATTTGACCCCCGAGGACATCGAATTCCTGTCTGCCTGCGGCATCGGGGGCAGAGGCAAGGGAGAAACCTAATGCCATCCATACGTGCAACCGTTCTTCTTGAAGCGGCGACGCGAATCCACGCCTTGCGGGAGAAAGAAGCCGACCGCGGCAGGGACGAGGGCCTCATGCTGGCCGTGAAAGAGCTTAAGCGCATGGCGTCGGAGGCCCACGACGACTACAAGAAAAAGAAGGCGGAGCAGCGCCGTGCCGCTCGTGCCAGCGATGCCAAATGGGGGGCTTTCGGTCCGGGCTTATGAGTGATCAGAAAAAGCCGCCGTCCCTCCACGGCGGAATGGGACGAAAACCCGACGACGAATAGAAGTTTCCCCAATATCAACCCCATCCTTGTAGGGTGATTTGCCCTTAGTGATTAATTCAGTCAAGTAAAGTGAGGTTGCATGGCAACTCTTTCTGCAAGTCCCAGTCGTACCCATCGCACAGAAACCAACCAAGAAGTCAAAGCATCCACCGGAATCACCTATGACAATTTCTCGCAATTATTGGAAAAACTGATACGTCCGGGAGACGGCGACAGGCCGAGAACTGCCGAGCGGTATCGCTACATAATGGATACGCTGTATAGCTCCGTCCGCCTGCGCGAGTGGCAACCCAGCGCAAGCCTGCAAGAACCCTCCTTCGAGATTTGGAACAAGAAAGGATCGATCCGGGTCTCGGTGACACAAAAGGCCATCGAGATCGCCACGGGGATGTCCATGCAAGAAAAAGACGGGATACGCAAGCATCGGGTTGCCGATGGCCTGGACGCCACGGCCTTGTTCAATAGTATCGTCCACGCACAAGAGCTTATCCGCACCGCCACGGGTAGCTCGGATGCCGATCAGCCCGACGACGAGTTCTTCAAGCCGCTTTCCGAGAAGGAGCGGGCCGCGCAACTCGACGCGGTGTTGGCGGAGGACGGCGGAGACCCGACGTTGCCGGAGGACGGCGGATTCATTGCCAAGCTTGAGAAGATTGACGCTGACGCCAAAGCTCAGGAAGCCCAATACACGATCGCCGTCGATGCTGAAGGCCATGTTAAGCCAGCGCCGGAAAAGGCCGGCATCAAGCGATACGCCCCATCGATGAATGAGAACGCGGTCCAGAGGCACCTCAAGTCCCTCCAGGGGAGGGTTCTCACCATCGTGGACGCCACCCTAGCCGACAAGCAGCAGCGGGAGGCCGTCAAGACCTTGGTGAACAAGGAATTCCGCCGCGAACTGGACAAGGTTGCGGCTTTCTTCGACAGCCCCGACGATTGCGGCAACGAAGGCGAGGAGTAACCCATGAGGCCGAGAGAACAGGAAATCGCCAAGTTCGTGCGCAACATAGACGGCAGCATGGAAATCCTATTCGACGAGGATACCAGCGCCCGCTATGCTGTATTCACCATGGACGACGGGGCGAAGCTGAAGATCAAGCGGCCCCGCGGCGTCTACAGGGCCAGCCGACGCATTGTCGAGCTTTCAATCCGGGGATAGTATTAGGTTCTATGAGTGAAGAGCAGCTACAACCCTGCCCGCTGGCGACTTCGTACACCCGTCAACTGGGAATTTCGGACCAACTCTTGGAGAAGCTGTATCTCATACGAAAATGGGATGTGGCGGATGCAGAGCACCCAATTCCGTTCAATTGGCCAAAGCTGTTAAGAAAAACAATCTGGGATACGGAAAATGATTGTGATACTAAAGAGCCTTTAGTCCTGCGCCAATACCAGCTTCAAGCATTGATCCACCTCGCTCGGATGAGTCGATTCTTTTTCGGTGAGGCAATCGGGCTCGGAAAAACTTGCTCATGCATAGCGGCGTTTTGCTGGCTTAAAGAGCGCAATCCGCAAGCTAAAATGGTAGTAATAACAACTAAAAGCACGGCACAACCGCTTACCGCTAAGATTCTCACCCCAACGGGATGGACCACCATGGGGGAGATTAAAATTGGTGATCCCGTCGTCGATCCTGACGGCGGGGTTGGCTATGTGGAAGGCGTGTATCCACAAGGTGAGAAGGATATATACCGAGTAACAACTGTAGATGGGGGAGTTACTACTTGTTCTGAAGATCATTTATGGCTTGTTAAAACTCCCCACACAAAACGAACCAACCGATTCAAAGTCCTTGACACTAAAGAAATGTTGAAACGCGGCGTTCGTGAACTATACCGAGGGGGGGACGGTAAAACTTGGTGGGGTAACAAATTTATCCTTCCGTTTACTAAGCCTGTGGAATTTTCATCCTCTGTGTTGCCTTTATCGGCATACGTCATGGGGGTGCTGCTCGGAGATGGAAGCACCCGTTGGGATCAAGCAATTATATACGCTCAAGAAACCCATGTTCCCCGGCGTATCTCTTTAGAGCTTCCTTCCGAGTATAAAATTTCCAAACAAGCGAAGGGGCAGTATTCCTTAATCCTTAAAGACCCTATCAGAAACGCGGGAAACCACGCCCGCTGGCACGTCCGTAGAAGCAAGCTAAATCCGGCGTGTAAGATTTGTCAAAAACAGGGCATTGTAGATGATTCTACTAACATTGTCCTGAGAGAGTTTGTGCGTCTCGGTCTTTGGGGCAAATTTTCCTTTGAAAAATTCATCCCAGAGATGTATCTTCAGGCCTCTGTAAAGGACAGAATCGCTTTGTTGCAAGGCCTTATGGATACGGACGGAAATTGTAAAAAAGACGGTCAAGCAAATTTTACAACTACTTCTTCCCTTTTACGTGATGGGGTTGTACATTTAGCTCGCTCACTGGGCGGCGTGGCTTTTATATCAGCCCCAATATTCCCCAAAGAAAACAGCTTGGGTTTGAGAGTCCGCTGGAACGTCACTGTCAACGTCCCCTTTAATCCGTTTTCAATGTCTCGCAAGGCCAACCGCTGGCGTCAACAACGATTAGTCAGAAGTATTCAAGACATATCGCTCGTGGGTTTTGGCCCCGTACAATGCATCAAAGTAAGTACAAAGCGTCATCTCTATGTTACCGACGACTACATTGTCACTCACAACACGTGGCAGTGGAAAGATGAAATCCTTAGGTTCAGTACGCTTCATCCACGTATCATGGAGGATGCATTCAAGGGATTGAAATCTTCCGCTGCCCGCTACGCACAGATGACGGAGTTCCTTGAGGGAAACGGCTACGATGTGCTGATTTGCAAGTACGACTCGTTGAGGGGTACACGAAAAAAGATCGAAGGCAAATTTGATGCGGATGGAAATCCAATAAACGGACGAGAGCGGATATCGGAAGAAATCCTCACCTTTTCCCGAATATTCAAGCGATACGGGTCAACTATTGTCTTGGCGCTGGATGAGGGGCATAAATTCTCCTCACAATTTTCGCAAGTGTACAGCCTGGTCTCGCATATCGCCAAATACCCAGAGCGGGTTTGGGTGATCACCGCCACCGCAATCAAAAACAATCTTCTGGAGTTCTACACCATCGCTCATGCCATAGGCGTCCGACCCCTAGGGAGCGTGTGGGATTTTCGCAACGATTACTGCCGCTGGCGGGATCAATACGTGGGGCGGGGTGTTACCAAAAAGCTCCTCGTGGGTTATAACAATGTAGCGGAATTCAAAAAGCAGATACGTCCGTTCTTTCTCGGTCGCTCGCAAGCACAGGTCAAAGAACCCCTTCCGCGTTTGACAACGGTATACCATCCTGTGGATTTGGACAAAAGACAAACTAAGATTCTCACGGATGAATTGCCTAACGGCACGCTTCAGTTGCCCCCGGCGGTATTTAAGGCAGCGGGGGAATGGCGTGAAAGAGAGCGTGATCCAGAGAATCTGTTTACCCAACTTAGCGTCCAGCAATTGGTGGCCAACCATTGGTGTTTGCTCGATCCCGACAACGAAACGGATTTCAACACCAAAGTACTTTCTCCGAAAGAAGAGTGTTTGCTTGATCTTTTGGACGGTGATTTGCGGGGGGAAAAGGTCGTTGTCTTCACGAAATATTTGCGCTGGATCAATCGGCTGGATAAACTAACAAGTGGCGGGCATTTTACGGGCCGTAAATTCCTGCGGATCACCGGAGAGGAAAATGAAAAACAGCGCGATGCGGCCAAGAAAAAATTCCAAGACCCAAATTCGGGCTATGACCTGATATTTATCAATACCGCCGGGCTGGAGGGAATAAACCTTCAGCAAGCGGGCCATATGGTTGTTTTGGATGTCCCGTGGGGTTGGGGCTCGCTACTGCAATTGATTGGGCGGATGGTGAGGATGTCCTCTCCGCACTCGGCCTGCACCCTTCACATTACAGTTGCAAAGGGCACGGTTGACGAGTATGCTGTTGATACGCTTCGAGGGAAGAAGGGCATTTTCGAGATTGTCTTGGGCCAGAGCCACTCGTCCGGTATCTTGGATGATCAAGGCCTGCTTGATTTAGATTCTGGCATGGAGGCCGGAGGGTCGGAAGCGGAATTCCGCCAATTGCTTTACGCTCATGTCAAAAAAACGTGCTTGGGAAAGTATCTTTCAGGAGACCGAATCAGCCGAGCCATGGGTGGGGATGATTATCAAATGGTCTTTGAACGAAAAGCCAAGAAAAAGGCGAAAGCTGAAAAGCCTACTTGGGGTGAAATCCACTATGAGTAGGGGGTTGATTCGATGGTTTCAGGACTGATCCACAGCCTGGCTGACGGGGTGATCATCGTTGCGGGCTCGGTCATCGTGGTTACGCTGATTCACTTCCTTTGCGTGTACAACTATTTCAGGGGACGCGCCGAGGGCATGCGGGACGAGGCTTTCGCTTGGTGCGCCGCGTTCGATGAAATCCGCCCGCCCAACTGGCAGAATTTCCCGTTGGGGCGTACGGATACGAAGGATGAGGATGCCAAGCTCGCCGAGGAAGAAGCCAACAAGCTCTATGCGCATGTGTTTCATTTGGCCAAGGAAGCCATCGGGCAGGAATTGGCAAACAACCGCCTTGAAGCCCTGAAAAAAGAGTTCATAAAGATGGGGATGGTTATTCCCCCGCTGCCGGAGAACTTCGGGGATGGCATTCAAGGATCATAACTGCACCTGCGACCGCTATTGCCGCTGCGGGGTCAACAAGCCCTGCGGCTGCGAGAACATGCTGAAAGACCCGCACTGCGAGAATTGCCTCCAGCATCTCTCGCCGGGAGCGGAGCGGGCTTGGCGCGAGGATTTTCTGGCGCACGGAATTGATTTGGACAAGGAGCCGTGGGATGATGGCACAACTACCGATTTGGCTTAGCAACTTTCTTATGGGCATACGCATCCGTTTCACGAAAGAGCCCTACCTGAGCAACAACGACGGCAGGCTGGTTCCGCTGGACGACTGGGAAGGCTACGAAATCTGCTTGCGGCCGGGTTGTGGCCACTATCGCTGCGAGCACAGCTTCAGCGACGAATGGACCGCCGTCTACATAGCGCCAGGCGCAAAGAGGCACCGCTGGGAAGAGAGCGAGTGCGTTTTTTGCGGCGTTGAGCGGATCGAACTGAACAAGGACGAGGAGTGTCCCAATGTTGCCAAGGAGGGGGACAAAACCTCTTGGCCCGTGGGCTGCATGAACGCCGGATGCAAGTGCCAAGGATTCTGGACGGCCTCGGACCTGATCGGTTATATTCAGCGGATAACCCACGCGCGGCTCAGCGCCGCATACAAGCTGGGCGAAGTGCCGGGCGTAGCCCATGTGGAGAGCGGGGTCTCTGTCACGGTCTGGGTGGACACTTACACGGAAAGCAGGGACGAATCGGCGTGGGACGCGATCTATGAAACCGAGCGATCCCTGTACGACGAGTATGCCCCGAAGACACCGGAGAATTGCCAAGGTGTGCTGTTCGACTTCAATACCCGTTGGAGCAAACCTCCAGAAGATTGAGTATTAGACTGGTATGAGTGGGTCTAATCAAAAGCGGAAAATCCCATGTCCGCACTGCGGCATAAAGATGCGGCGAGACCGAATGACCAAGCACAAACGCGTTCATCGCCCCATCTACGGTCGTCGCATAGTTCAAGGCGGACTGCCATCACTGGGAAAGAATGTATGACCAAAAAACAGCGGCGAGAAGACCAAGGACTGGTATGAGCAAGCCGGAAATTACTGGCCTGACGGTTAGCGTCGAATTTGGATTTGAAGGCGCTTACGGCAAAGGCACGAAATCCTTTGCCAGCATCCAAGGACGATATCCCGATCCCGCTACGCTGAAAGAAGCCCTAACCGACAGCCTCGATGTCTATTTCTGTGCTTGGGAAAGTCTGCTCGCATCACGGTATGCTACAGGCATCTTGGCCGGTCAGGATTTCAAACAAGCGGTAGAGGATGCAAAAATTCGTCTGGATAAAGTCCGTACTTTCTTACTAAAGGAACCTTAAATAAGTTGAGATCAGGGCGCACATACGAGGTTTTCGTTGACGGCAAGCCCATAAGACCGGTGGGGAGCACTACCCGCACGCTCGCTAGACGAAGAATTAGCGGCTATATAAAGCGATTCGGTCAAAGTGTGGAACTGCGTCTTATTCGCGAAGTTCCTCGTCCTGAAGATTACTCCGATGTTGACTATAACTTCTATCTCAAGGCCTGCGAGGCGATGGGCATCGCCCGCAAGAAGACTTACACGGAACACGGCGGGTTGAACAAGATTTCGCCGCTGATCCAAGCATTGGGGCATCCGATGCTGGAACGTGAGATGGGACGTATTGGCGCTCGCAACCAGCCCAGAGAAGCTAAAGTTCAGGGCGGTCGTATTGCTGGGCGGAAAAATGCTGAGAGAGGGCACATACAGGCCTTAACTAACCGGGGCAATTGTAAGCGTTGGAACATCAATCGTGGAAAACCATGTATGCGCGGGAAACATCTATGAGCAACAACGGCATTCTCCAAGCCTTCAAGGCCGAGGCCCTCTTGGCCGAGGCGGACATCCTGACACGCATCGAGAAACTGCGCAAAAGCCTCCGATACTCCACCGCGGGGGAGGAAGTCTCGTTCAACGACTACCTACAGACCCTCCGGGAGGCCGTGGACGCCATACCGAAGCTGGAGCTTGAGCCGGATGTCGCCCCGCACACGGAGACGATGTACTCGATCCAGCTTGTCACGTCCATGGAAAAGATCGTGGACAGTTGCGACCTGGTCCTCCGCAGGCTGGCGCACTTTCAAGGGCGGCTCCGGGACGCCGAACGCCAGATCAACAATCTCAAGGCCGAGTTCATAGCGTGGTACCTGCTCGCCGCGGCGGCCCTCATCGCCGGGCTGGAGGAGACCATGCCCGTCAAGCTTCCGGCCAAGGAAGTCCGCATGCTCGCCGAGGCGGAGTTCTCCCGCCTCATGGCCAACTTCGACCTGAAGGTCATGTCGGTCCTCGAAGACCTGAAGCTCGAATACGAGCGCGTCTCGCAGCACAAGGCCACGCAGAAAGAAAAGCACAACCTCGGCAAGGACCAGGCGAACGCAAGCTGGACGAGCAGCCTGCCGTCCTTCGGCAACGCCCTCCCCGAGAACGAGCGTGTAGGCAAGCTGGCCCAAGAGCAGGACTTGGATTTGGATGAAGGGGGAAACATTCCGGAGTTCGTCAGCCGCGAGCCGCAAATCTCCGACGTGCCGGGAGAAGGATTGCAACCGAAGATTTCCGATCCCCCGAGGATCGTTGGCACCTTCAAGAAGGAAATCAAGTCTTTGACTCCGCTCGCTCCGGTGCAGTTCGAGGATGACGAGCCGAAGTCCCCGAGAAGGCGTCTGATCCTGGACGATGATGCTGGTGAGGCTCTTTGATGGACAAGAAACGATTCGAGTACGCAGCGAAACAGGGCAGCAGGATGAAGCTGTTCAAGACCGAGGACGAGGCCGTGAAATTCGCCGACAACGACAGCACCATCGCCCTGTATTCGACGATGAACGGCGAAGACTACGGTTTCGAGAAAGTCGTCGGCATCAAGACCAGCGCCAATACAATCGAGGCTATCCTCACACGATGAGCATCGAGATCACCATCGACGAGAAATACGCCGGACCCGGCATCCTCGAACTGATCTCGGTGATCCCGGACATCGCCGACAAGACCGTCAAGCTGCGCTGGACCAACTCCAAGGACGAAGTTCACGCCCTCAAGCAATTCGACCGGAATTTTGCCTTGGTCGTGCCGGACGCCTACACGTTCGACCGAACCGTCACCACTTTCGGCAAGCGCCTGAAAATTTCAGCCGGGATCGTCGAGCGCGCCAAGTTCGTATTGACGGACAAGAAGGGGTACGACTGGCGTCACTTTGTCGAGGAACTCCACGACGTATCCCCCCGGTATCTCCTGCTCAAGCTGGCGGCCGACGCGATACGCAAGGGCATCCAGCCTTCTTTGGCCGAAATTGCCGGAAAAGTCTTTATTGAGGGTATTAGCCCAGCAGACGTAGACGTGCTTGTCAGGCTGAGAGCGCCCCGCATGCGAGGATGACATGCGGAAGTTCCAAAGGGGCCGCGGTGATAGATGAGTTCCCACCAATAAAATGGCTAGACAAGAAGCAGTACGTGCGGGTCGATCCCAAGACCGGGCTGCCGCAACTGATACGGGTCGAGCCCGTGGCCACGTCCGACGGGCAGTTTGTCCTGGACAAGGTGGCGGTTTTCGTGGACAGCGAGATGACCATCGTGAATCGGGAAGCTGCCGAGGAGTTTATCCGCAACTTGGATTGCACGCCGCTGGAGGACGTAGAAAGGAGACAGGGAATCCATTGATGGGGGCAGTCGTGAGTCACAAATGCGAGTTCCATCCCGATGCGAGCTTTGAAGCGTGCGGGAACGAGGCCTCCCATCTGGTGTGGCTGGGCGGCGGTGTGCGACGCTACTTTTGGGTGTGCGATGGCTGCTGGGACAAGGCCCAAGCCCTGTGGAAGAGACTTGAAACTGAGGTGGAGTACCGATGACGAAGAAGCACATCCACGGACCAAACATCTTTGATCCGAACTGCAAATTATGCCGTGAGTTCGGCATGCCCGTTTCCAAGAAAGCGAATCGGCATCTTTTGGACGAGAGCAATCCGGCATTCGAGCCAGAATGCCAGAAGGGCACACGAGGAGAAATCGGCAGAATCCAAAGGGCGCTTGACAAGCTAAGAGGTGCCGAACAACAGGGCGTGAGAGTCAAAACGATACGCGAACTGGCTGACTTGTACAACACAGTTCGCGTATACGCCTTGAAATACGGATTGAAGATGTGCGACCTGCATCGCTTGGCGAAGGCGGTCCGCAAGAGGGGGCTGAAATAACTGCCGCCCTACGAAAATTTAGAGGACTACTGGTTTCTTAGATATGCTGAGTTGGTACGATATTCTGCCTATGTCCCAAATAAGTCATCGCCTCTACGTGGGCGGTGCGCTGGCCGCTGCGGACCTCGCCAAAGACAACCCCCATAAGATCACCGCGGTTCTAAACGTGGACCAACACCCGGACGAGCACCAGAGCCCGGATATCGTCTATATGCACGTCCCGTTCGACGACGGCTCCCCCATCCCGCAGCGTCAGTTTGTAAAGGCCCTCGGTTGGCTCAAACATATGTACGAGCAGGGGCATACTCTATACCTGCATTGCGCGGCGGGAATTTCCCGATCCGTAATCATCACGGCGAGCTTCATGCATTTCATGGGCATCGCGGACTTCGACGATGCGCTCCACCAGATCAAGATGGCCCGCCCCGTGGCGAACCCCGCCCCCTCGACGCTGATCAGCGCCAAGAAGATGCTGGGGGTGTTTCCTTATGACGGCAGCTACGAGGCGCAAGCGCCGGAGCACGAGAAGACCATCGAGGAGGTTTTCGTTTGGATGGACGGTGCCCGATTGGCACAGATTCACCCGAATGACAACTGCCCGATGAAGATTTTCCTGCTCGCCGGAGACCCTGCCGATGACCGTCCGCGGCACGAGATTCCCTGCACTTGCGAGACTTTGAATCCGCAGGCTTTGTAGAAAAGGCTTGATTGGCGTTTTGTCAACGGCTATTTAGGGGAATTATCCACTTGACTCCCTGACCGGATTGTGGGATAATCTTCCCATGAGCCGATCCACCATAAGCACCTTCCAGCTATTCGACAGGTTTCCAGATGAGCCTAGCGCCGTCGCCCACCTTGAGAAGCGCCTCTGGCCCAATGGTCCCGTATGCCCCCGCTGCAAGGGCACGGAGCGCATTACAGCACGCAAAGGCGGCTTCTACCGCTGCAATCCCTGCCAGTGGGATTTCACCGTCAGGACGGGCACCGTGTTCGGACGCAGCCATGTGCCCCTCAACAAGTGGCTTTATGCCGTGTATTTGCTCGTGACTTCCCGCAAGGGCATTTCGTCGCTGCAACTGAGCAAGGAGATCGGAGTCAAGCAGCACACGGCATGGTTCATGCTACAGAGGCTTAGGGAAGCCTGTGGCAGCAAGGTTGAGATGCTGCATGGCACCGTCGAGGCGGATGAGACCGTGGTCGGCGGCCTTGAGGACAACAAGCACATGAGCGTCAGGCTCCGCAAGGGCGTTCCGCCCAAGACGGTCGTCATCGGGATGCGGGAGCGCGGGGGCCGGACGGTCGCCCAAGTTTTGCAGAGTCACGGCGGGACCGCTATCAGGAATGCAGTCACAGCCAATGTGGAGCCGGGAACCCGGCTCATGGCGGACGAAAATCCCAGCTACACGAAACTGGGCAAGCAAGGCTACGAAGTCCAAACGGTCAAACACGTCAAGGACGAGTATGTGCGGGGGGATGTCCATACGAACGGAATCGAATCGGTTTGGGCGGTCTTGAAGCGCGACATTCACGGAACTTTTCATCACATCAGTCCGAAGCACACGGACCGTTATGTGGACGAGTTCACATTCCGTCTGAACGAGGGGAATGTCGGCAGGCACACATGGGAGAGGCTTGATAGCCTTGTGGATGCAGTCACGGGTTGTAGGATCACTTACGAAGAGCTAACAAAGAACTAACGAAGAGTGGTATTATCTCCGTATGAAAACAAAAAGCCCCAGCACCTATAAACCACTCAGTAGCATTTGGGAGGCGAATGATGCCACCCTGCTTGAAGAGATGTTTAGGTTCTATGCTGTAATCCCCCCTGAACCCGTCTTGGATTCAACACACAATGCGGGGCGATTTTGGAAGGGATCGTCGAGAAACGTCGTTTCGATGGACATTGACCCGCAGCACAAGCCGATGCTTTTGATGGACAACCGCGAAATGCCGGGCGTGCCCGACGCCAGTTATGGAGCCGTGGTTTTCGACCCGCCGCATGTGGGGCCGCAGGGACGGGACAAAAGCAAGAAGCGTTTTGACATCGATTTCGGGGCCACAATGTTCAAGCTCGATGCCGAGCACGACTACAAACTGAGTTATTTGTACTCCCCGTTCCTCGTCCAAGCCAAGCGGGTCTTGAAGCCCGATGGCCTCCTGCTCGCCAAAATCACGGACATCGTAAGTGCCCATCGAAACAAGTGGGCGCATTGCGACTTCATGCGAATGGCCGAAGAGGCCGGATTCACGGTATGCGACCTCATCATCAAAGTCAGAAAGGGACCGATGCAATCTTCCACTTGGAAAACGGCCCACCATGCGCGAAAGCGGCATTGCTTCTGGATTGTATGCCGAAACGGGAATACCTGCGACCGAAAACCGTCATCTTGAAGAGGGAGAAACGGTGCAAAGCGCGGACCCCACTACGGCAACAGCCGAAACTGAGCAACTTTGCGGGACGAATGAGTGGTTTCCCCGGAAGTTAAAGGGATAATTCCCCTATTTAGGGGAATTATACGCTCGGTTCCACAACTACTTCAGATTTCTACAAGCCATAAAATCGGTTAACGGACTTGGATTCCCGGCAACTTCAACAGAACAGATTTGACCTGTGCGTTTATCAAACGCTCGTGTATACATACCGGGACTACTGCCGGGTTCTTTGTCAATAAGCTCGAATCTATTTGACCCACCTCCCACGACACGACCGGTTAGCCACACGGCTAAAAGTAAACCACCAAGGAAAAGAAGAAATTTGAATGTTTCTTTCACGTTAAAATCCTCTACCCCCGGTATGCCGCCCTTTGGGGATTTTAGCTAGTTTTAACCTGTGAAAAATCAACGGCTTGCATCGCCAATCACCCCAAAAACCCGCTTTTGCGGTATTTAGTAGGGGGCATCTTCCCGTGATTTACGTCCTGACAACCAAAGAAGGCAAAGAAATTCGTCCGGTCGCCGTGGTGGACGAAAGCAACAAAGGCGTCGCCGACCAGTGGGCGGATGCAAGTCGCCATAACGATTGGATTCCGTTGGAAATGAACGATCTTTCGCTGGTGTCCGCCGCGAGCGAGATGCCTCTGGAGTTCACGCCCGTGCCACCCGCGCCAGTAAACGAACAGGTGCAGACCATGGTGGCCGACCTCAAGGAAACGAATGAAAGATTGATCAGTATTATTGAGAAGCTTGCCGAGAGGTACAAGGACAAGGACATCCTGAAGGCGGTCCAGAAGTTCAAGAAAGGCTCGGAAGACACAGCACAGAAAGACCTATTCGAGAGCGAACTACTGAGAAAATGATAACGATCACCCCAGCCGCAATCGCCAAGGTTCGGGAGATTATGGCGCAACAGAGCCCGGCCCCCGCGGCCCTGAGGGTGGGCGTCAGGGGCGGCGGCTGCTCGGGTTTTCAGTACGCATTGGAATTCGAAAGCACGATTCGGGACACCGACGAAGTACTGGAGTTTGACGGGCTCAAAGTCGCTGTGGATCAAATGAGCGCGATGTATTTAGAGGGCGTTACGATAGACTACGTGGAGACGCTGGAGGCCAGCGGTTTCAAGTTCGAGAACCCCGGCGTAAAGTCTACATGCGGCTGCGGATCGTCTTTTTCTGTCTAACCACGGATGTCAAAAGTATAAACATAGACTACCAAAGGCTATGTTATGGCATACAGCGTTAAGGTTCTCGATCACTTTCAGTACCCCAGAAACGTAGGAAGTCTCGACAAGACTTCAGTAGATGTTGGCACTGGCTTGGTGGGAGCCCCCGAGTGTTTTTCCGGTTCCACCCTCATCGCCACGGCGGACGGGTCCAATCAAAGGGCTTTGGCGGAATTATACGCTGAGGGCCAGGACATTCCCGTTTGGTCCTTTAACATAGCCAAAAAACAGTTCGAAATCAATATGGGGAGAGCGGTGTGCACGGGTGAGAAGCCTGTGGATTCGGTTACATTAGACGACGGCTCAACCCTAGAAGTTACGGCAGACCACGAATTTCTAACTCGTCCGGACTACAAATATATTGCCAACGGCGAAATCAAAGACGAGTCCATACGACCTTTCAAGCGTTATGTATCGAAGCGGGGGTATTGGCGCATACGAGACTCCAAAGAAAACGATCAATATCGCTCCATATTCAAGTTTTTTACGGGGGCCACTTCTATGCGGGGGTTCAACATCCACCACAAGAATCTAGACAAGCGTAACGACTCCCCCAATAATCTGAAGTTGTTAACCATCGGGGAACGCATAAAAGAACATCGTCCTTCGCCGAAGAAGTCCACCGGCCGTCAGATTTTTGACAGGCTTAATTTGGGTGACAACGACATTGTCCGCATTTCCAAGCTGCTCAAGGATAAAACACGACAAGAAGTGGCTGATGAACTCGGAGTTTTTGTTGACGAGTTTTATGTTGTCTTGCGTGTACTGGGGCTGGGAAGAGTCAGGAGAATTAACACCCCAGTGGAGTGCTGCGAATTAAGCAGCATTAGAATGAAGAAAGACAATCCGTATCACAAGTTCACCTCAGAGCAAAAACAGATATTCGCCACCCACGAAGGAAGCTCCAACGGGCGTTGGAAAAACTCCGGCAATGAGGCGCTATTACAAGCGGCAAAGAAAATTTTAGACGAAAACGGCAAATTCACCGCAGCCCTTTGGCGAGAAAAGGCCCACAGTTTGGGACTTCCTCAAGACATCAAATCTCGTTTCAAATCGTTAAACGAGTTTCACAGGCAGGCTGTAGAATTCAACCACAAAATTAAAAATCGTGAAGTTTTGGGAGTCGTTCCAACCTTTACCCTACAGGTGGAAGGCAACAACAACTATGTTGTGATTACGAAGATGACTAAAAACTCCCAATGTGGTATTGTTGTGAGGAACTGCGGCGACGTGATGAAGCTCCAGATCAAAGTCAACAAGGAAACGGGTGTCATCGAAGAGGCCAAGTTCAAATGCTTTGGGTGTGGATCGGCCATCGCCAGCTCTTCCCTCGCCACCGAATGGGTCAAAGGCCGCACTGTGGATGAGGCCCTCACGATCAAGAACACCGATATCGTGCGCGAGCTAAACTTGCCTCCGGTGAAAATCCATTGTTCTGTCCTTGCACAGGATGCGATTGCCGCCGCCGTCACCGACTGGAAGCGGAAACAAGAAAGTTTCCTGAAAGACGGTATTTGACCGGGGGATAACCAAGGCCACGGAAATCCTCGAACCCCCATAAAGCTGGGTTTTTCAGTATCTATCTATGGGGCTCAGGCCCGAATAGGGCTAGAAAAATGTCTGTTACAAAGCGTTCAATAAATCGCGGGGCGGAAGAGCTTCTTTACGTTGAAATTCCTGTTTTGGATAAGGGGCACATTAAGCTCGTGGATTACATGGGCAATGACGACTCTATCGTGGGGGCGGCGCGGGTCAGCTATGCGAAGGCTGTAAATACCGAAGAGGCGGAGCAGAACGCCAAACTCATCAACTATCTGATGAAGCACAAACACACATCGCCATTCGAGCAGTGCATCCTGACTTTCGAGTGCAAAATGCCCATCTTTGTAGCCCGCGAATGGGTCAGGCACCGCACGGCGAGGCTGAATGAGATGTCCGGGCGTTACACGCAGCTTCCCGATGAGGTTTATACGCCGGATTACGGGCGCATAAAAGGACAAGACAAGGCAAACAAGCAAGGAAGCGCAGGCGATCTTCCCGAAGGCATAAAAGCCAGCTTTTTGGCGACGCACGATGAAGCCACTCAAAGCGCTTTTCAGCGCTACCAAACTTATCTCGATGGCGGCATAGCCAGAGAGATCGCCCGAATCGACCTTCCGTTAAGCACCTATACAAGGTGGGTCTGGCAGATGGACTTGCATAACCTGTTCCATTTCCTTCAACTTCGGATGGCCGAGAACGCGCAGTGGGAAATCAGGCAATATGCGAATGCGATCTCAAAGGTCGTGGAGAATAGTTTTCCCATCGCATGGAAGGCTTTTCAGGACCACATTTTGAACACCGTAACCATACCGATTGGCGAATACGAACGGTTAAAACAATGGGGAGATCGATGAGCGCATTGGGCATTTTGAGCGATGAATGGGGCAACATGAGGCAATACAAGTGGGACACCCGGTATCTTGAATTGGCGAAGTTCGCTGCCCAATGGAGCAAGGACCCGAGCACGAAAACCGGAGCCGTGATTGTGTCTTCCAAGGGCAGCGTGGTAAGTTTGGGTTACAACGGGTTTGCCAAGGGTGTGGCGGATACCAACGAGCGGCTGAACGACCGCGAAACCAAGTACAAAATGGTCGTGCATTGCGAGCGCAACGCCATCATCTTCGCCGAGCGTGACTTGGCGGGCTGCACCCTCTACACATGGCCCTTCATGTCCTGCGGGCCGTGCGCCGGAATGGTCATTCAAGCGGGGATCATGCGCTGCGTGGCACCGATGAACAACAACCCCCGCTGGCAGGCGGATTTCGCCCTCGCCACCCAGATGTTCAACGAAGCCAAAGTAAAAATGGATTTTGTTGGTGAGACAGAGTAATCTACAACAGATGGAGAGAAACAAAATGACGACAAGTAAATCCACGGGCAAACTCCGCCCCTACCGGGTGGACTATTTCGATGCGCGGGACATGCAGGGCGACAAGGCGCTGGTGCGCTTTGCCCTCGTGCACGCCGTAACGGCGGAGGAGGCGAGGCAGCGGGTCTTGAATCCGCATTGCATTGCCATACGGGCGTACCGCTTCTACAAGAAGCTGCCCAAGGAGCCGGGACTGGTCTCCATCAAGAGGCTGTTTTTCGGCGCTAAACTGGACAAAGCCATGGAGCGGATCAAAATGCGCCTTCCCGTCTCGGGACCGGGTAGCCCGGCGACCAAGGCGGTCATGAAGGATTTTGCCGGCATGATGTCCCACGACAAGCACGAGCGGATGATGGACACGTTCGTGCCCGACGAGGCCATGACGCCGGGGGTAGCCCTTATCATCCAAGCTGAGACCCCGGCTGCTCCGCCGGACCGCACCCTCAGCATGATGGAATATGCTGAGAATCCGCCCAGCAACAAGTTCGCCCCATGGCCAACCACGGCAACCCCTCCGCCAGCCCCGGTTGTCTGCCCGACCTGCGGGATCGGCACGGACACAGATGGGGACGGCAACCGCCCCGTGTGCGCCGCTCCGGCATACAAGCAACCGTTGACCCGCAATTCCTATGTCCCCCTGTACTGGGCGCTTGGGATCGTGGTGGTCCTCATAGGCGCTTCACTTGCATATTTATATTTCATAAAGTACATTGGCAACTAACGGCATGGGACTGATGGCCCACTCATGCCCCAGTCTCGGGATTGCGCTCCTTTTGGCGCTTGTTTCGGCGATCCTGCTGGTCGGCCTCGCCGCCTTGGCCGCCTATTACGGGCTGAAGAAAGGCTGGTGGAAGGAATGAGCGAAGACAAGGACGAAGGTTTCGGCACTTTGAATGGGGGTGTCGATTTCCCCTCCGCTGAGCAGCAGGAAGAGATTTGCCGGAAGATTCGCCAAAGGAACCGCGAGGACCGCATCAAGATGTTCGGCTCCTGCACCGTCCTCTTTGTCGAGTACCCGGACGGCACCAGGGAGGCGCTCGAATGAAAGCCCGAGTCAGCCTGACTCCCCAGATGATGGAAAAGCTCGTCAAGCGCGAGTCCATCCTCTTCCGGATCAAGCCCGGCGTCACCGTGCTGGAGGTCCGCCTGCTGGAAAATGAGGGCGCATTTTCCCAGTTCTACGGGGTTTTTGCGAAGGCTTGGAAGACCCTCTTGAGCAAGATGGAGTTCTTCCTCAAGTAATCCCGCTTTGGGTGTCTTTAGGTAGAGGATGCTATGTCCGACCGCTACCTAGATATTGACGAAGACGGCTTGAGTAAGCTCTACGATGGGTTGTCCATCCTTGAACCTCTTGATCATGATAAAGTCCAAGAATTTGACCTCTACCTCTACGGCTTGACCCAAAGCGAAACTATCGTGGACGCTGCCCGAGAAGCCATCGCGGACGACGCCGAGATTGACGAATCGGACGTGCAGCTTGCCGAAGTGGCCGTCGCTATCCGCATCGGATCGGACGCCATCCGCGCCTTATTGGGATCGGGCTTTCGCGCCAAGCGGGACGAATTCGCCTACATGGGGCCGGAGGGCGAGGGCATCCGCACAAAGAGTTTCATATCCTCGCATTTCAAGCCGACGCTGGCCGTGAGCGAGTTCTCGCAGATGTCCATCGCCTCCTCCGATTCGTGGCTTCCCGATTTCCTGAAGCAATACGGCAACAAAACGCCCGCCCAGATCAAGCAGAACGTCCGCCGCACGGAGGAAGCCACGCAGCCGGGCATCCCCGCCGTGTCGACGACTCCTGCCGCTCCCGCCGCTCCCGTGCCCGCCGTCACGCCGGAAATCCCCGCACAAGCCTCCCTCACGGGCGGGCTCAAGCTGGCGGAAGCCATCGAAGAATTCCTCGGCTAAAAAGAAAGCGGGAAAAGCTATACGCTTCCCCCGCTTACCCTTAGTTTGAATTTGTCGTCTTAATTCTTGACTGTCGTAGTTTCGGAGTTGACGGCTTTCTTTCCAGTGACGCCCTCTAGCGCAGCCAGCAGACCGCGGTAGTCGTTCTTGTCGCACTGAATTGCGATGCCGCCCCTCACGTCCGCGGTCGCCCATGTCAATCCAACATAGTGCTTCTTGGACTTGGCAAGCACCATGAGCGCCCCGAGGCCGAAGGACACTATTGCCAAGCCGACAGCCGCCCCGACGCGGCGGTGGACATCTTGGCCGTAGCTGATTTCCGTTATGGAAGCCGGTGCAATCGTTTGCACCAAGGTCTTCCCAGCAAAAATTTTGATCGAGTCTTGGTCAACTTGAAGCCTCAGTCCGGTGCCGACCTTCAGGTTTGGGAGAGTTCCGCCGTCATATTTCACGGCAAATCCGGGTTCGCTGCCGAACGCGAGCATTGAAGATAAAGCCGCGCACAGCATCATTGCCAAAAAACGTTTCATATTTATTGCCTCCAACTACAGCGTACCACCGTCACTCCAGAAGTCAAGCGTGTAATTTCCCAAATAGCGGTAGCTAAAATCCCCCAACCGCTGTATACTATGAGAGTAAGCGGTAAGTTCCGCTGCACAGAAAAGAGGAAATGCACGAAAAGGCCCGCATTCGTTTTCGTTGACTCCTGCGGCGAGCAGGCGTACAATGATTGTAGCAGTCAGGATTCCCGACTGATATTTACCGTGGGACAGAAAGGGAGAAACATGAAACCGAAGACGGAACCTCAAGTAGCTTGGGTCACCATAATAGGGCAGACAGCCACGCAGCGAGCGGAGGAGAAGGCGGCGGCGGACGAACGAGTGAGAGAGCTTGAAAAAGCCGGGACGGGCTTAAAATGGTTACGCTGCTACAAAAAGCAGGTAGCCAAGCAGAGAGTAGCACGCCGCAAGAAGGCCGCCGACCCCGAGTGGCAGCAGGCGAACGCGGAAGCGATGCGCAAGATGCACGCCAGCCCCGAGTGGCAGCAGGCGAACGCGGAAGCGATGCGCAAGATGCACGCCAGCCCCGAGTACCAGAAGGCGAGGGCGGAAATGTACGCCAGCCCCGAGTACCAGAAGAACGTCTCGGAAGCGAACCGCAAGAAGGCCGCCAGCCCCGAGTACCAGCAAAAAATGGCGGAAATGTTCGCCAGCGACGAGTGGCGGAAGAACGTCTCGGAAGCGAACCGCAAGAAGGCCGCCAGCCCCGAGTACCAGCAAAAAATGGCGGAAATGTTCGCCAGCGACGAGTGGCGGAAGGCGAACGCGGAAGCGCACCGCAAGCTGGCCGCCAGCCCCGAGTGGCAGGAAGCCATGAAGAAGGTGGCCGCCGACCCCGAGTGGCGGAAGGCGCACGCGGAAGCGAACCGCAAGATGCACGCCGACCCCGAGTAGCGGAAGGCGAACGCGGAAGCAACAGCAAAGAACAACCACAACCGCTGGCATGCAAAACGGAATTTGACGAGCGTGCGCTGCCCCCTGTGCTCCGAGCAGGGCTTCGTGGTCGCTTGGGGCTAGCCCGGCTTGTGGAGTCAAATGGATAGTTCCCATAAATAAAGCGGCAACCGATGTTTAGTTCCTGTCCGCCTCAATACTGTGAGATTTCCAAACAGTTTTCCAGTTATGTCTACAAAGTTTGCACTTTTCCTCGGATGACATTTGCGGTTCCCGCAATGTCCAATTTGTAGAGCATCTTCACGAATTTTCTTTTCTGTGCCACACGCGCAAACAGCTTTCCAAAACCGATGATAGTTGCAGGATTCCGCTTGCTCAGTTACAGTAAGCTGCTCGAATTTTTGTCCGGTTAAGTCCTTAAACACCATATACTTTAATACTGTGAAAACAGGGGGTTTTTCAGCAGCTTGGTAACCTTGATGCCCTTGCCTTTGTACGGCAATTCCTTTTGCTTCTTGAGGTGCTGCCTCGCCCACTCGATCTCGCGGCGGTACAGCGGGCGGGCCTTTGGCTCCAAGGCCTCTACCGCCTTGAACATCTCACTAGAGTCGGCGGCGAGGACGGCCTTGGCCCATACCCCGAAGTCCGGGCCGCCAAGCTGGCGGACGACCTCGCTGGCGGTCAGGCGGTGGAACGTTGCGGCTTTCGTCCGGTCGGCGGTGAATGCGAACTTTTCGACTCGCGTGGCGTTTTCGGGATCGAATTCGACCGAGCTTATGTACATTTCGACGCCCGAGACGACTTTGGGCGTTTCGACGGCGACGTGGTATCCCGCCATGATTCCCTTGGATTCTTCTTCCTCCAAGCCTGTCACCCATGAGGGCGCGGACTTCACGGGAGTTTCGTCCCAAATGTCCTGCGGTTTGAGGGGTGCGGTTTGGGTGACTTGCGATCTGGGCGCGGTCTTTTGAGCGGGCTGATGCGGGTCTTCGGCAATGGGCCTTGTAAGCAAGCTCAGGGGCTCTTGGCTATAGGCTCCAGACTGCGGTGTGGTCTGCTCCGGCATGATCGTGCGCTCGGCGGTCTTGCTGTTCACCTCGTTCGTTTCACTGGTATAGGAATCCGACTCGCCATAGTCCGGCCGCCCGCGAAGCCCGGTCACGGCACCCGAATCGTCCGTGGAGGAGCGGTGCGGAGCTTTCAGCAAATCATTGAGAAATGGATCGTCGCCGACCAACTCGCCGTGGCCGCTCCCGGCGTTGTTTACCGCGATCGCTGCGGGAGAAGCGGCCTTACTGTCAAAAAGACTGTTTTTCTGGAGTAAATCGCTCTTGGGAATCCCACTCCATGAGCCTTTGCTGCTGCGGTGGCTAGGACAATAAGAGACGCAGGCTCGTTTTGTCATGCCCCGACCCCCTTGACCCAGTGCAAATGACGATAAACCGCCTCAACCCAAGCCGTAAACTCCTCAAGACTGTAGTTTTTCTTGGCCCAATTGCATTTTTGGCAGCATGAGACACAGTTGCTAAATGTATAGCCCTCATCGTTGTTGCGGCGGTCTATGCCGTTGTAGATGTAGTCGCCATAATACCGACGCTTACCGCCACCGCATGGGGAGTTCCTACTCATAGACGGCGGAGCATTGCAATAAAAACATTTCCCCTTGGCGAGAATGTCAAACTGTTCGTCTGTCAATTCGATCTTAACACTCATTTTTGCCCTCAAATAGGGGGCAAAAAGTCTAATTTATTGCGGTTTCTTTTCTATGCCTCGAACCTTGAGCCATTCAATTTCCTGCGGACTCAGGGGGCATGGAGGTGGGTCGCCGGGCTTCCACATGTGGATGTGGTCCGGCAGGTTGTTGAAGCTGGCGTCACGGAATCCAAGCCAGACCCATACACTAACCATCAAGGCGTTCAAGAGATTCCATATGGCTTGCGGAAGGTGGGGCTCGCTGCGGTCGCCCTCAAGATATCGTTCGGCGTGCCGGATACCGCTACCAACCAAGTCGGCAATTTTCATGCCGTTTTCCCAGTTGCGGTCGTCCCCGTTGCCCGTTTTACTGCGCCCCAGATTACCTATCTCATAGATGCGAGAGACAAGAAAAACAGCCACGGTTGGCATCCACTGAGGAGCCCCCTTGCCTGTGGCCGCATCCCTCTGGGCTCCCCCAGCGTACTTGCGTTCTTCTGTGGATGTTTTCTTGAATCCTACGTCTTTGGGTTCATCCATGCTTACTTAATACTAGGTTTCAGGCCCGCCGGGAGGATATTTGGGATGCCGAGCGTATGGACCGCCTTCGGTTCCCGATCTGTGGTCATCATCGGGCTCTTTTTTCCAGCACAGCCGCGCGGCGACGCCGCAAAAAACGACCATGAAAATGAGAACCGCGTCGGCAAGCATCGCCACCCAATGCTGGGTGCGCGGGTTCGCCGGGATGAGAAGGCATCCCAAGCTGTAAAGCCCCACCATGGCGTACAGTATTGCGGCTGCTTTCGATTGTGTCATGGATGTTCTCGCAAGAATTCGTCCGTAGAACCTTCCAAGGCTCGGACATCCATCACATCCGGCCCGAATAGGGGTTCGTAGTCCATCGGCACGGTCCAAGTGCGGGTCTCATCCCCGCGAGTCGCCGTTAAGGTCCACTCGAATGGAGCCTTGTCGGGCAGATCAGCAACGACATGCCAGCCGTTCTCCGTGAATTCCGCGTATTTCATTTGTCCTCCAACTTGTCCCGTTGTCTTATGTGCCGGTATCCCGTTATCCAGAAAAATACTAGGCCGAACTCCATGGCGAGCTTCTGGTCCCACGAGGGAGAAATGCCCCGGCGAGAGAGCAGCAAGAGAAGCAACAGCATGATCCCGGCGAAACAGAGCCACACAAACCGATTGGCGCTTCTCGCCATCTCTTCCGGCGTGTATCTATTCGCCCCCATCGTCACCAGCGTCAAGCGCTGGCAGCCGCCCTCTTCACGCGGTAGGGCAGCTTCGCCTTTTTCCCGCTCGCGTCCGGGTATCCGGCGTGCATCTTCGTGAGGAAGGTGCGGAGGGTGTGCGTGCAGTCCTTGCCTTCGTCCAGATAGCCGATGGCCTTGGCGATCTCCCTGGTGGTCATGGTGCCCTCGTTCCACAGCCGGGCGACCTCCAGGTAGGGGAACTTCCGCATGGGAGCCCTTGTCGGCTTGGATTCGGGCGCGGGAGCCGGGATTTCGGCCGCCTGCCGGACTTCCGGTGCCGCGGGGGCGTTGTTGTCCGCCCGCTCGAACTTCATGTCGAAGAGGGACTCGTACCGCGGCTGCTGCGCCAGTTCGCCGACGAAGCGGATCACGTCGCACGGCCTCACGCCGTGCTCGATAAGCTCGATCTTCGAGCGGGTGCTGGCTCCCTCCTCGACGGAGTGCTGCTGCATGACCTCTTCCTTGAAATAGGACTCGCGCAGGTTCCGCACGTCCCAGTTCTTGAACGTGCGCTTGTCTCCCTTCGGAAACGTGATCTCCGTCTCCTGCTCGAAGACGCGGTACTTCACGCTGGCGGTCTGCTCCGGGTAGTCGTCGATCCGGAACTTGACGGTGATGGAACGCAAGGTCGGTGTCATTTCTCCGCTGCCTTTCTGACAATCAAGTCGTTTTCCCTCCGAGTGGATTACCTGTCCCAGTATACTGCGTTTTCCAAATTCGTCAAGCCCTATTTTGGGGAATTATCCCTTTGAGTCCACACCCAGCAGGATTAGGACTAGGACGAAAGCAAATGCTTAAGCTGCACCATCACCGTCGGAATATCCTCCATGCCACAAAGCGCAAGGCAGAAAATGCCAGTATCGTCCATGTAAACCCGCATCTGCTCCGCCAACCCGGCGGCATCGCCGTCATCCGCCTTGACCTCAATGGCGACTAGGGCCTTCCCTTTTCCGACAACAACATCCATAAACTTGCCGCTCGGTGTCTTGACATTGTGGCGGATTTTCGCTTCAGGAATCTCCGTCCGAATATGGTGGTGGAATTCCGCCTCCACATCCCGCTCAGTGATATGAGCAAAGTCAATAGCGTACTCCAATTCCCGCTCAACCTCACCCTCCTCAGAATCCTTTTCTGCCGGGTTATGGGACTGTTTAGCCGTCTCTCTCCCCTCCTCCTCGGACAAAGTGCAACCCATGTCCAGAGATTTCTGGGTCAGCCCCCACTGCCCATACTCCAGTGCAGGTCTTGTCGAACGATTATCAACATAGCCGGACTTCTTTAGCCGTGTGAGTGCCCAAGCTAGGTCATAATCCAACCCAAACTTGTGACTTTTGTTTGGGGAGGGCTTAGACAGTTCTTCCGTTGAAAATTTTTTGTGCGTTTGAAAGTAGTCAAAAATAGCGAAGCGAGTAGCGGTGCCTCCGAGTTCTCGAAGGGCACTAAGTGTTGGATTAAGCAACCGCGTCTCTATCGTATCAGTCATCATTTTCCTCTATCCGTAGTATACAGCCGAGGAGGGATTTTAGCTAGCTGTATTGTGTTGAAAACAAGCTAGTTATGAGATATTTGTGGACTCAAAGGGATAATTCCCTTATTTATGCCTATGCTCCTGCAACAATCAAACGGAGGTTACTAGTGGCAGTTTGCTAAATGGGAGAACGAAAAGTTGCGGATGCATTCAGCGTCAAAGCGCCTCAGAAACAGCGATAAAATCGCGTAAAAGACCGTATGAAGCGTTTTACAACCAACTGATGCGCAACGCAAAGAAGAGAAATCTGGTAGTTGACATTTTATATGAAGCCTTTCTTGAGTACACAAAACAGCCTAACTGCCATTATTGTACCGACCCAGTAATGTGGGTTGAATACAGGGAACAAAACACGAGAGGCTCCAAAGTGGGGCGCTGTGGTTATCATTTAGACCGTAAAGATAGTAGCCTTGGTTATTTGAAAGCGAATGTTGTTGTGGCATGTGCTCGCTGCAATTGGAGTAAATCAGATCGGTTTTCATACGAAGAGTGGTTTGTTATGACCGCTCCGTTAAGGTTCAAGGGGAATCCCACCCCATCGAACCAGCGCTGAGGATTTCTTGGCGGTGGATCGTTACAGAAATCAGCAATTTGTTGCTGCGGCTAGCTAAAATTCCCTGGCTCGTGTATACTAGGAATATGGAGCCTCTCGAATTAGCGATCATTAAGGCCGTCCAAGCCCATGCCGGACAGCGTGACGCTGACGGCTCCCTCCACATCGCCCACTGTATCTCAGTCATGGTGCTCAGCCAAAAGGAGGCCTACGAGAAGTGTCCTAGCGGTGTATCAGTTGAAGACCTCCAGTGTGCCGCCATACTGCATGATACCATCGAAGATAGCGGCACAACCTTGGAAGAAATTTGCGCCGAGTTCGGCGATATAGTAGCGAACACGGTGGATGCTTTGTCCCACCGCAAGGGAGAATCCTACCGGGACTACATCTACCGCTGCAAATCCGATCCCGCCGCCCGGCTCATCAAGATTTGCGACCTGCTGCACAACATGAGCCGCACGCACAAAGTCAGCGCCAAGAAAGCAAGCTGGCGGGAAAAGCTGGAATATAAATACCGCATTGCCTCGCTGGTGCTCAACGGCAAGTGGGAGCCCACGTGGGAGGGAGCGTCCTATGAGGTCCGCTACGAGGATGCCACCGCACGGTTCTACATCGCCGACCCCGACGGCAAAGAAATCGAGATCACCGAGAAGGAAGCGAAAAATGTCAAGGCCAGCTTTAAGATCAGCAATTGACTGGTGCTACAGGAAGAGGATTATCACCATCCTTGTGCTGCTCCTCACTCTGCTGTTCGCGCTTTTCGCCACGGCTTCGGGGCTGGTTATCTGCCCGGAGCACGGCGTCAAGTCGGCCTTCACGGGCAACAGGCAGGTGGTCTTCAACGGCTCCAAGCGTCACGATTATTGCGAGTACAGTCACGTTCTTCGTGATTTATCTGGCACTCACAAGTTTTGGTCCGACTGCGAATAAATTCGTTTGACTCTCCGCCCCTCGTCCCTTAAACTTGTAGGGGATGGGAACAAATGATCGCCGAGTTCCTCAAGCTCGTGTTCCTGAGCATCGCCTGCGGGGCGATCAGCATGACGATCTCGAAGTCCGTGGCGTTCGCGCCCCTGCGCAGGCGGGTCAAGGCCCGGAGCGCCTTCCTCGGCGGGGGGCTGGCATGCCCCTACTGCACGAGCCATTGGGTGGCGCTCGCCTTGATGCTTATTTACTTTCCACGACCGCTGCATTGTGGTATTACTGTCATTGACTTCCTTGTCGGGACCATGATGGTCGTCGCTCTGGCGTCGGCGACAGCATGGATGATCTATTCCGCCTACGCGGCTATGGCAGCCCCGGAGGAGCAATGACCGCCAAAGACAAGAAACTGCTCGCCGTATTCCTGTTTACCCTCGTTGCAGGCGCAACTGCCGCTGTGCAGATCGCCCACCATAACTGGGGCGGGCTGTTCATGACGGCGGCCGCCGCCGTATGGTGCATTCTGTATGCGCAGCATGTGGACGACTGGGAGGTCAAATGAACGTTCAGCAGCAGATAGTCGATCTCAACGCCCGGCTCAGGGAAGCGAGCGAGGCGTACTACAAGAAGAACCAGCCCATCACGCCGGATGCGGACTTCGACGCGCTGGAGCGCCAGCTAAGGGATTTGGTCGAGCGGCACCCGGAATTCGCCGAGTACGCGCCCATGCTTTCCTCGGTCGGCAGCGATCTCAGTGGTGGCCGTATTCCACATGCCCGACCGATGTTGTCCATCGAAAACAAATACGACAAGAATGAGATCGTTGAATTCTTTCGGTCTTTGCCGAGCCCCAGAGCGATTTTAGAAGAGCCAAAACGCGACGGCATCAGTGCTTGCCTCAGTTTCAAAAACGGCAAATTGGCAAGGGCTCTTTCCCGCGGGGACGGACAGGCCGGGGAAGACATGACGGCACAGTTTAACGCGCTGAAGAACGTTCCCAAGGAACTATTCGGCTACGGTGTCTCCTTTGTTCCCCCCAAGCCGCCCATCAATCTTTGTGTATGCGGCGAGCTTGTCATGCGGAAAACGGAACTGGATCGCATCAACGGGGCTGCCCGTGCCGGGAGCGGGAAAGAATACACCAGTACGAGGAATCTGGTGGCGGGGACAATGAAACAGAAAAACTTACCCGTGGTCGCTTCCCGCGACATTCGGTTCATTCCGTGGGACGTATATTCGCCCGACCAAGATGACAAGCTTCCAGACAGCGCCTACGACCGCATGAAGCTGCTTGAAAAAATGGGACTCCCAGGCTTTGACGGCACGCTAGTTACGAAAGAGGATCGAATCATTGAAGTGCTGAATGAAATCCTCCTGTTTAATGAAAAATCGGACATTGCGGCGGATGGCGTAGTTGCCAAAGTGGACAGTCACGAACTTCGCCGAGAATTGGGGATCGGCAGCAAATTTACAAACTGGATGTGCTGTTTCAAGCCTCAGAATTTGGCGGCAATTACCCGTCTTCGGAACGTTATTTGGCAAACTGGAAGGGGCGGAAAAGTCACACCGGTGGGGATTGTCGATCCAGTGACGCTCGGCGGGGCCGTGGTGACGAGAGTTACTTTGAACAACCTTAGCTGGATTCGCAGCATGAATTTGAAGATCAACAGCCGCATAAAACTTGTAAGAAGCGGGGATGTAATTCCCATGGTTGCGGAGAACTTGGACGGCAAAGAGATTTGATGTACAATAGACGAATGTGGTGGGATTTGGTAAGGTCAGGTACGGCTGGGTTAGGTTTGGTAAGGTATGGGGCGCATGTGCGGAGCATTCCGTACATGCGCCAGTATAAAGAGAGGAGTACATGGGAGTATCAGCTAAAGCGGCTAAAGAACGGCCTTTGACAGATGTAACGACGCCTACGAACGGAGCGGAAGGCACTATTGGCATTGAGGAACCGTATACCGCAGAGACGACCATCCAAGGAACAGCCGATCTGCTTTTCCACGGTTGGAATGTGGAAGCGATTGAAGAAAAATCTAAGGCTTCTAAGGGTTCGGAAGCGAAGAAGACCGACAACATTGAAACTTATGTTCTTCGTGACAATGACGGATTCATTTGTCTTCCTTCGGAATATCTTCGGATGTCCATTGTCAACGCTGCCCGGCGCAAGCAGGACCCGAGTTCCCCCCGCAAATCAGCATATGATCCGTTCAAGGCAAGCGTCATAGCCTTGGAACCACTAGTTCCCACTATAAACGCCAAGGGCGAAAAAACGAAAGAGTGGGATTTTGCCCACAAATGCCGGGTTCAAGTGCAACGCAGCGGGATTGCTCGTTGCCGCCCAGCGTTTCACAAAGGATGGAGGGCGACAGTTCAATTAATGGTCATGACGCCCGAATACATCTCGCAGGATTTGCTTCACGATGTTGCCGAAAAGGCGGGACGGTTAAACGGTGTGGGCGACTACCGTCCCACACATGGACGATTCCGCATCGTCCGTTGGGAGATCGCTAATGCCTGATTTGGTGGAAATCGTTCCCCCATTCGATTGTCCGGAATGCCGCACCCCTCTCGAAGAGTCGGACGAAGGGGGTGCTGGCATTCTTATTCACTGTTGTCCCAACGCGAGGTGTCCTGGCCGGATTCGGGGCACCTTGACTTTCATCGGCAGCCGTGAAATTTTGGAAATTGATAACCTGGGACCGGAATCCGCAACCTCACTGATCAAGTTTGGTGTTCACGATCTCGGAGAACTGTATACTTTCCAGTCAGAGGCCCTAACCAGCGCTGCGGTTTCCGGTGAAGAGGCCTTCGTCGAACACATGCGGAAGGCTGGGTTCGACATTACGATCCTCAAGCTGGTCAAGTCCTTGGAGCGGGCTAAAACCGCTTCTTGGGGGCGCTGGATCGCAGCAATGGGCATTCCCATGATCGGTCGCACCCTCGGTAAGCCGATTGCCACCGCGCTTGACCTCGGACCCGAAGATATGGCAAACTTGCCGGGCAAGCTGCTCCTTTTGCCGAAGCTGGGCGTTGAAGGACTGGGAGAAGCGAAGCTCGGTTCCATTTGCGAATGGGCCAACGATCCCAGCAACCAAAAAATGTGCTATACTCTATACGAAAGGGGAATCAGACCTATGTCAGTGGAAAAACCGAAAGCCTCCGCCCCATTGAGCGGAGTTATATTTTGTATTACGGGAGCCTTCGTGGAAGGTCGTGATTCGATAACGAAAAAGCTGGAGAGCCTTGGTGCTGTAGCGAAATCCAGCGTTAGCAAGAAAATCAACCTTCTAATCGTGGGGGACGACGCGGGCAGCAAGCTCGACAAAGCCAAATCCCTCGGCATTCGAACCGTAGGCGGAGACTGGCTGGCCAAGACGCTAGCGGAGAACGGACTCGCGTGACAATCGAAACCAAACCCGTGATGCGCGCTCTTGTGTGGAACGAAGGCGAGGAGCCGGAGAAGCTCCTTTACTCGTGCGGAGAGTGCGCCTTTGCTACGTCCGATCCGCGGCGGGCATCGGATCACGAGTCATGCCATGGCAAGTTTTACTTCGGGCAACGCTCCCACCACCGCGAATGCCCTTGGAGGAAATTACGATGACACAGCACGGACAGAGCTTGCTTGACCGCGTCATGAAATGGGCGCAATTTCTCAGCGTCATGGGCGCGCTTATCGCCGGATCGACGCACTACCTTTCGACATTCGCGAAGTACCGCGACATGGCGAATGCTAACGCGTACAAGATCGAGCGTATGGAGCGATACCTCGCATTCAAAAACCCCGAGTACTGGCAGGTGGTTGGAGGCCTCATCCAGCCGGGCGAACCCGACGTTTATCAGGTGAAGTCCCGCAAGGCGCTGTCGCAGCAGGAGCTTGAAAAGCTCAAGCAGGACGTAGCGCCCAGCGCGCCGCAAACCAAGAAGTGAGGTGCCCATGATTCCCTTTATCGCCGCCGCAGTCGGGCTTTCGGTCATCGCATGGTTTTGCTGGATCGCGACAAAACCGAGGAAGCAACGGTTCTAGGGGGCGATTCCTAGCCAAAATCCCCCCGGCGCTGTATACCATGCGTGTGCCTGATCGGCGAAATCGCTGGCAGGACAAGCTTTGCCGGTGCCGTACGCTGCATCGGGAACTTCGACCCGAGCCCGCTGAGATGCGGGCGAGGAGATTGAGATGGCGATGAAACCCAACCCGCATCCCGAGTGGCTCAAGGAAATGATCCACGGCTACTCTGACTACCAGACGTGGCGTCTGCTGATCGAGGGCGCGAACTTCGCCGTCGTGCAAACGCCCGGCGGAAGGTGGGGCGACAACAGCGGGACGCACTACGGGAAGATGAGCTACTACCTCGTGGACAAGCGCAGCGATCCCCGCCACGGGCACGGCATGGAGTACTGGAAGGAACTGAAGCACGGCGGACGCATCGGGGCAAAGACCAAGCGGGAGTGGAAGGCCCTCGTGGACAAGTCCGACAAGCTGGACACATTCGTCACAGGCAAGGAAGACGAGGAACTGGTGCTTGAGACCGTCGTGGACCGGATTGCGGTCTACTTGGAGACGCAGCGGAATGAAAGCGAGAAGATGCGGACAGGGAAGCGGGACCCCCACGGTTACAGCACCGACTATTGGGCGGGGCACGTCAACGCCTTCAATTGCACATTGAAAAAGCTGAAAGAGCTTGTGCCGAATCCACTCAAGGAGGAGACCGAGGAGGAAAAGCAATGAAGAGTTTTGCTCAAGTGCTGGTTACCGCGTTTGTGCTGGTGTTTGCGGCTTCAGGTCTGAACGCAACCATTAAACCGCCCAAGGGCCACTATAAGAAAGCCTATGATGCCTCGATGGTGCTTTACGGAAGCAGCGTTAGCGACAAAAGAGAAAACCACCCGATGTGTTCCGCCACCGTATTTCGGAAAGTCCAAGGCGGCTATCTCTTGCTTTCCGCCGGGCACTGCGCCATCACCGGGGGACTCAATGAGTTTCCCGCTGATTTAACCTACAGCGCCTCAAGCGACATCGGAACACCGATTTATCCCATCAAGCTCCTCAAGGCGGTCTGTAATGAAGAGACCAACGTAGACTTTTCCGTCTTCTTCTTTCCGACGACCCTCAAGTTCCCCGTCATCGAATTGGGAGACGAAGGCTCGGAACAAATCGGAAACAAGACCTACAACTTCAACTTCAGCAAGGAAATAACGAAACTGCTCTCCAGAGGAGTTATCGTTTCCCTTCCGGTCACTACAGGCCCGACCAAGAACTTGGTTTTCGTGGACCAGTTTGCGGCGCTCGGTTCCAGTGGTTCGTCGGTCATCAGTGAGAAGACGAACAGAATCATTGGCATCGTAACCTATGGCTGGCAGATATTGGAGAAAATGCCCGAGGGGTTTATTCCGATCTCAGCCGTAAAGCTGGAACTCTCGAAGACCAATGATCTTCCTAAGTAGGCCTGTTGACGAACCGCTGTATTGGTGCCATACTTGAGTGGTGCGGAGGAAACAATGGTGGACTTCCTAGACCAGGATCGCCTGGAAAGGCTCATCCGGCAAGAGGCCCGTGCAGTCGTTGAAGAAAGCTTCGTGATTGAGAACAAGTTTGAGGCGAAGATTGAGGCGAGGGTCCCCGTGTCCTCCACCGCTGGTCCCGATGTCCACGCAGATGTGGGACGTTTTGTAGAGGATGAAATTTCACCGAGTGCAACAGGGGCAACCACCAGCGGCGACTAAGAGGACCAATGACGAACGATGAGAAGATCATCTACGTGGTGGTTGCAGAGACCGTCCAGCACCCGCTGACGACTACGATCATCGGCAACCATCTCGTCCGTCTCGATACGACCCGCACCATCGTGCAAATTCCGGGCCGCCTCGCGGCTCAGGCGCATACTGTTCGTATTTATGTTTGGTCAAAAAAGCTGTTACGGCTTAGGAAGGTGAAAGATGGGACGAAATCGAACGCCACAAGCGATACTCGATGCACGCGGAAGTTTCATCGCAAACCCGCGCTTGAAAAGAGATGACGGAACGGAGCACTCAAAGCCGCTCGGTTCTGCGCCAAAACACATGACGGAAACAGACGCCGCAATGTGGCGCGAACTGAAGAAGGATTTGCTACCCGGCGTTGCGAAGAAAAGTGACCGACACGCTTTTGAAACACTGGTGCTCCTGAAGGTGCGCGAAAGGTCAGGAATATTTCTGGCCGCCGACCGTGGGCAGATGATAACCCTGCTTTCTCATTTCGGAATGACACCAGCATCGCGCACAAAAGTTGCGATGCCTGCCGCACCGAAGTCTTCGTTGTCTGACTTCCTTAAGAAGAGCAGACCCGCGCCCGCACCTGCACCTTCGCCAGAGCCGGACGAAGTTGACCTGATGCCTGCTGACCCGACGCGCCTGAATTAAGGTGTTGCCAACATACACCACATGGCATATAATAGAGCCATGCCAAAGAAACGCACCAACATCTACCTTGACCCAGCGCAGGCGAAGGCTCTCGAAGCGCTCAGTGCGGGGAGCAGCCATTACCGTTATGATGAAAGATCACAAAGGGCGCACGAACGGGGACCTGAGCCGTTGGAGAAATTGATGCACAGCCTGTACGGTCATGACATCTGGCGGGACACCGAATACTGTAACTGGTTGCACCGCGTGGACGCCGGGAAAAATGAGAAGGTTGATGCTGTCCTTGTAGGTCCCGAGGACTGGTACTGGCTGGAAGACCCGCTTTACGGCGACGACCTGCTTCGCCTGCGGGAAGCGGGCTTGGAGAGCCGCTATATCCAAGTCCACCCCCGCGAGACGTGGGCTTTTGCCGATGCCTGCAAGAAGCTGTTCGCCCTGACTGGCGTTGATGCTGAAAGACTTAGCGCCATTGGTGCCAAGATGGAGTGGTTCGAGCACTCGTAGACCATTAGTCAGCTTTCGCCCTCTTTAAGTGAGGGCAAATGGCTAACACCCCTAACGATCCCAATTTCATCCCCAACCTCACCCCTCAAGCGGGTGGGCCGTTCAAACAGGTGCTTGTCGAGGCGATCTTCGAGACGACTGGACTTGTTGGCTCGCCACCAACTGCCCCGCAGGATGCGTACAAGATCGTTCGTCTCAATCAGTATGGTCAACTCGATCCATCCCTCGGCGCTGGTGGGGGCGGGGGAGGTGGAAGCGTCTTTAGCGTCAACGGTCAGATTGGGATAGTAGTGCTGACGGCTACGGATGTCGGTGCTGATCCAGTCGGCTCCGCTGCTTCGGCTCAGACTAACGCCGAAGCTTATGCTTCTAATGCCTCAAATCTCTCTTCCGGCACAATCGCTTCAGCACGTCTTTCGGGCACCTACGGCATCAACGTTAGCGGCAATGCTGCGACTGTAACCAACGGTGTTTACACCTCGGGATCGTATGCTGATCCGTCGTGGATCACCTCGTTGGCTGGCTCTAAGATCAGCGGCAACATCAGTGGCGATGCGACATCGATCACAGGTAACATAACTTATTCGCAAGTGACGGGAGTTCCCGCTTTCCCACAGAACACTTCCGTTGTGCCGCATGAGTTCTTTACAGCCTACAACTCAACGACTGGTGCGTTTACCCAAGCTCAGCCATCATTCAGCGATCTCTCAGGCTCAATTGCAACTGGGCAAATTCCCGCCAGCACGGTCACGGTTTCTCAAATTAACGCCGCAGGAACCCCTTCCTCAACCACATATCTGCGGGGTGATGGTTCATGGGTAACGATTGCTGGTGGAAGTTCGGCCTTCAGTGCAATCACATCAGGTACAAACACCACGGCTGCTATGGTGGTTGGATCGGGTGCATCCATCATGGTCAGTGGTACGGGTGCGGTCGAAGCAACGCAGCTTAACGCGGTGGTGGTTAGCGGCACCGCACCGACGACGGGGCAGGCGCTCATAGCAACCAGCCCGACCACGGCAAATTGGCAGACCATCAGCAGTGGGTTCACTGACCCCATGACAAACACTGGGGACTTGATTTACGGAGTGGTAAGCGGCTCCCCCGCGACCCTCGTCCCAACTCGATTGGGGATCGGAACGAATGGATACGTGCTTACGGTCGTAGGTGGGCTCCCAGCATGGGCACCTGCATCGGGGGGAGGTAGTAGTAGCCGCACAACCGTAACGATCACGACCCTCAGCTTGGCTGCGGGAGAGATGCAGACGGGGTTGGTGACTGTGGCTAAAACGTTCGCCTTGCAGGTCTTGACAGTGGACGTTCCCGCTAGACTTCGACTGTACAGCAGCACGGCTTTCAGGGACGCGGACCTCACACGCCCTCCGTCTCAGTTCCTCCACTACTGGACAAACCACGGATGCATCTGTGATATCCTCCTCAATGCCGCGACGGGGTTGACGTGGACGCTGAATCCGACAGCCCTCGGCACGGACAATGACACGTCCGTGACCAGCAGCATCCCCTACACTGTGACCAACGCTGGGACGCAGGCTGCAACTATAACTCTGACTTTAACTTACCTTACTATGGAGACCTAAAATGGCAACATCAACCACAAACGCCTACTGCGACGGCTCGAACCTCACGAACTTCAATGCGTGGGCAAACTGGATGTACTTGAACTTCATTGCCTTCGGCTGGGTGCAGACCGCCGACACGGGGCAGGGCACGTTCCCAGCGAGCGGCTCCGTGCCGACAACGGCGGGGACGTACTATGCGATCTTTAAGTCCAACGACGCCACGACGGGTGCGTGTCCAATTTACGTGAAGATTGAATTTTGGGCGCAATCCAATGTTCCCTATTTCGGGATCACGGTCGGGACGGGCGGCACCGATGGTGCGGGCAACCTGTTCCAGCCAGCCTCACAGCACATCTACGGCGGCGGCACCTACTCATTAAAGGCTAGTGCGGCTTCCACCACCAACTTGCTGCCTTGCTACGCCTCCGGTGATGCTGGGAGTATTCGATTTGCGATGTGGTGCTCAACAATCAGTCAAAGCCCGGACTATAGCAATGCTGTCGGATTTGTTGTTGCCCGCTCAAGGGATAGCAATGGGCTTGTCACTGGTAGCTATGTCCAATTGTGGACATGGTGCAGCAACAGCTACAACTTTCAGACTATCTTCGCCTCATCTTTGGGAACAACGAACAGCATCGACGCTTCTGGCTGTTTCATCGCTCCGTACCCGTTTGGCATGACGAATTCGTGGTTGAATAACGGCGCAATCATGGTATCCCCCGTGATGCAAAATATCGGCGGGCTGAGCAACCCAACCCCAGACCTGCTGATTTCTGGAGCTTTGGACTTTCTTCCGGGTACAACCGCAACCGTAACGGTCTACGGCGTTACCCATACTTACTTGTCGGGGACATCGTGGTATGGCACTGGCAGTCCCTCTCAAGGAGTCGTCGCCTTTCTGTCGAGCACATACTCTACGCCGTTAATTAGGTACGAATAAAATGGCAACCCCTGTAGGCGGTACAACATTTGCGCTCGCCGCTCCGAACACGTTTAACGTCTATTCACCAACGGCGGGAAACACCCTTATATTTTTTCTGTTGTTTGATGCTCCTGTTTCAGGGGTCACGGTGACCAACTATGCTGGAACCGCCTACTCAGACCCAGTAGCAGGACCCGTGATCGGCAACCTTTATAGCTTCATCGCACCAGTGAAGCAAGCATATCCGTATTGGCCTATAAACTGGACTGGAAGCGCCAACTGCGGCGTGGCGGTCGAAGAATACAGCGGCATCACTGGAGTCAGCCTCACAAACCACACCACAGCATCGGGCAATAGCGGCACTGCTACGGCTTCACTGATTACCGATGACGCGAGTGGGGATACCATTGTAGCGGGTATGGGCAACGTCTCAAACAACCCCCTCACCGCTACTGTGGGGACTCAACGCCAACAGAATTCTGGTAACGTCTGTCGCCTTGCTCTTATCGACAACACCAATGGGTCCGCATCCAGCCTTGCTTGTACTGCGACGATGACTTCTTCTCCTTGGGACGTTATTCTGCTTGAACTTCGCTTCGCTATCGGGGCCGTTCCCTTCATCGCCGTCGTTCAGTCAGATCGACCGAACGCAGGTGGAATTGCGGTGGGAGGAGAGGCAACCGATCAAGCTCTAGGAAATTACTCCCATACCGTTTGCTTCCCATACGGACAAACTTTTCCGAGAGGTTAAACACGGCGGGCGTGGTATTATAGGGTATGGTGTTTGATCCTATCGCGACGGCTAAAGAGGCGGCAGCGTATCGCCCATCCCCCATCCTGAAGTTCAATGACTTCGTTCGGATGGCCCCCCGTGCGGGGAAATGCTGCCCCACCGATCTCAAAATCGGGCATCTCTCGAAGGGGTTGATGCACCGCTACCTTGAACCCCATCGCCACTACCACACACTGGGGCACATCCAATTTGGCTTCGGCGAATATTTCAAGTTTTTTGACAAAATGGACCCCATTACCTTCTTTGCGTGGGCCTACCATGATGCGGTTTATGACCCCACTCGCGACGACAACGAGGCCCGCAGTGCGATGGTGTTCGAGAAAGACAATCCTGTACTCGGGTTCGGCGTAGAGGATACCGACAAAATCGTCAGCCTCATCCTCAGCACCGACCATACCGAACACACCAACATCGTGACCGACATCGACCTCGCGGGACTGGGGCTGCCCGCCGAGCAGTACGACGAAAATACCCGCCTCATCCGTATCGAGTACAATTTCGCCTCCGATGAGATGTGGAAGGCGGGGCGCACGGCATTCCTGAAGAGATTCCTCGCTCGACCCCAGCTTTACTTCAGTCCTCAGTTCGCGGGAGCCTACACCCTTTTGGCTCGTGAGAACATGCAGCGGGAACTCTCCCGACTAAGCTATTGATTATAAAGGCGTAATTCCTAACCAAAACCCAGCCTTTCTTGGTAGAATGGAGGTGTAAGAGGTGAATATGGATGCCTACGTACTAGCCATTAGTGTCAAGGACTCGAAGAACCTACCAACACGGGCGAAAAACGTCCTGAAGCGACTGGGTTGCGAAACCCTCGAAGATGTGACCAAGCTGACGCCCGAACAAATCCTGCGCTCAAAGTGGGCGGGCAAGAAGGTTCTGGCTTACATCAAACTTTGGCTTGACAGTTTCGGCCTCACTCTGTCAGACTCAAATCTCACCATGCCGACATCCGCTGGATTTCCGCTTCTCAACGGCTACAACCTACTTCGGAAGCGAATCTACGAATACTTCGGCTACGATCCTGAATTCGCCAAGGTCCTCGAAAACGTGGGGGACGATCTTCCGATACAGGACTGCACGGATCGAGCGTGGAGCGAGTTCTCGTCTGTGGGTATTCAATTTGCATCTACCTATCGCGGCAAGGACTTCACGATGATTGTCAGCGGGGCTCCTCAGAAAAAAGTCCTCTGCATCTACGACAACGCCAAAGAATTCAAAACCGACGCGGCGAAGGGCGGCATCTAATGAGTGGAACGACTTGGCCCCTAACGAAGCCTCTCCTCAGCGATGAAGAGTTCGCCAAAGTTCTCGAAGAGGACAATGACGCGAGCATCTGGCTGGCACTGGTGGACGCCGCTCAGAACGATCAAATTCTCAACCGCGTCTTTAATCTTTCCCGTGCAAAAGGCTGGTCTCGCTTTCGCACCGTGATGGTCTGTTCGTATGTCATGGCTCAGCGACACGAACGATTCATCCAGCAAGAATTGGATCGACTGAACAGTACCGCCGTACCTGCACCGATGCGATTCTGTGCGAAATGCTCGGAGGACCTTTTCACGACCGACGATGGCGGTGTGACGCTGCGGTTCAAAACGCCCGAGGAACGGAAGGCGTAATTTGCAGTGTTAGTGGGAATTTGAAGAAGTCGGCACCTGTTTGAGCAGAAAGTCACTTCTTGTTTCTTAGAAAGGTGGTACTCAGTGAGCTTCGGATTCGGAACAGGAGTAGGCATGAAAGGTACTGGCGTTGGACTTAAGTTGGACCCTAGCAAACGCTCGAACGATGCGCGTGATTTTGAGAAAGCTATGCGGAAGCGTATCGTCGGACAAGATGCCGCCGTCGAGAAAGTCACCGAGATTTACCAGATGTTCTTGGCGGGCCTGAATGCTCCGGGTCGTCCAGTCGGTAACCTTCTCTTCCTCGGTCCCACGGGCAGCGGCAAGACCCGCGTGGTCGAAGCCATGGCCGAATCCCTCTTTGGCAGTGATCGTGCGTGCATCAAGATCGATTGCGCTGAATTCCAGCACTCCCATGAAATAGCCAAATTGATCGGTTCGCCTCCGGGCTACCTCGGTCACCGCGAGACCCACCCTCTACTCACGCAGGAAGCATTGAACCAGTGGTTCAGTGAGAAGTTGAAACTATCGATCCTTCTGTTCGATGACCGGGTCCGTCAACGATCCAGAATCACAATACCTACACTCCCCCAGCGTCGCGAGCAGCGCCGCAAACTCGTAGCTCCTACC